CCAGCTGACCGAGATTCTGGGCATCATGCAAGAGCTGCAGACGCGCAGGATAGACGCCGACGGGCTGGCGACGGGCGTCGACGGGCAGGATGAAACCGCGCCGGAACCGCGCTGGCAGGAATACGACGCCGCCGTGGCGCTGATCGCCGCCGCGAGCGATGCGACCAAGGCGCTGGCGCTCTGGCGCTCTGGCGAGCCCGATGCGAGCGATGCGACGGCGCACGACGCATGGAGCGCGGCCAAGGCCGCCGCGGTGGCCGCGCTGGCGAGCGAAGCCGCGGTGCCGCTCGTAAAAGACCCGCGCCCCGTCCCCAGCGTCGTTACGCTCTTTCAAGGGCGTACGGTGATGCGGGCCATGCCCGGCCCGCCTCCCTTCCCCACGCTGTTCGACGCCGTCGACGCCTACGTGGAGGCTCACAAGACCGACAACCATGCGCTGTACGACGCGTGGAACTACTCGAACGGCTTCGACAGGCACGGTGCGCTCGTCGGGTCGCTGGCGCCGGCTTTCGGCATCACCGAAGACCAGCTAGACGCTATGTTCCGGGCAGGGGCCAACATAAAGGGATAGCGCTATGGGTACCTACGAGCAGCTGCGGCCACGGCTCAAGTCGGGTGACCTCATTCTGTTTCGAGAGAACACCTTCATGGCTAAGGTGATACGCACGTTCACCCGATCCGACTTCTGCCACTGCGGCACGGTCTGGGTATCGGGTGATCGCGTGTTCGTTCTAGAGTGCCGATGGAAGCAGGGTGTCACGATGCGCCTGCTCTCGGAGGCGCTCCCGGCTACGTGGATTCCCACGGGGTGCAACTGGACGAAAGACGTGGAGACGGCTGCGCTCATGAAGCTGCAGACGAGCTACTCGGCGCTCGCCGCCCTAGCGCTCGGTCTGGGCCTTCGCCCGCCTGGCCAGATACTCGCCTGCTCCCTGTGCTTCGTAGACATGGTGTGGCCGGGCATGTACCCGGCGCCCGAACCCGACCGCAGGTGGCTCACGCCGGGCCACCTGGGGGAGATATTCGGAGCTGCAGGTAACCCGTCGATGGAGCTGACGTAACGCGGTATTCTGCTGCATTGCGCCGACAACTCGGGTAGTAAAGCATCAGAGCGACGCCATTTTAGAGGGTAGACGCGGCGCTCGACACGAGCTATACTCTGCGCCGTAGTATCTGATGAGGAATCGTGTGTTCCTAGAGAAGTCGAGAGAGTTCTACCGCACCGACTTCTGGTGCGAGCTGAGAGCCCTGTGCAAGAAGCTCGCGGGGTACACGTGCAATCGCTGCGGACGATACTTCCCGAAGGGAGAGCGCAGCCGGCTGCACGCGCACCACCGAGTCTCTCGACCCAACCTGCCGTTCCCCACGGCGCTAGACGTCCTCTCTAACCTAGAGTGCCTGTGCGAAGACTGCCACGACGGCGCGCACTCGCACCCTATCCCCAAGCGGCGAACGGCCGGAAGTCCCGTTCGCCTGTTTCGGGCGAGGCGTTCGCGCTTCAGGTAAAGAGTAAAGACTAGAATCGAATGATCAGGAGGCACATGTGATAGACCGCGTCGTTCCAGACGTACCGCCCAGCGCCGTGTCCCACGCGGGCATGGGTGCGGCCAACGACATGCTGCGCGCTCGGTGCGCGGCGCTGCAGGCCCACGTAGACGCCCTCGCACGCAAGTGGATCGAGGGCATCCCTTCGATGATCTTCTCGTTCGAGACTGCGGCCGAGGTGGCCTCCGAGTTCGACCGCGGGTGGTTCAACAGGCAGCTCTGGTCCGACCCTGTCAAGCGCGAAGCCGCGGCCGCCTTCGTCGCCGCTGTCGCACCCTACCCGACCGCCGACGTTTCGGTGTGGAAGTCTATCGCCGAGGGCAAGTGATGCTACACTCTAATCTGTTCTCCACAACGCGCATCCCGTTCTCGGCCGTCGCGGCGCCCGACAAGGTGCCTGGCAATACGCGCGCTACCCCGACCGCCGAGTTCGACCTCCACGACCCGAAGGTGATCGAGGCGCTGGCCAAGAAGTATGCCCACTTCGCGACGCCTGCCTCGCTCTACCACAAGGTCGCCGAGGGCTACGCGACGCTGTCGGCTATCCTGTCGCACCCCGCGTTCACCGAGGCGGGAGGCGTCGAGCCCACCAGCACCACCCGCGCGCAGGCCGACCCCGGCGTCGCCACGCGCAGCGCGCTGTCGAGCATGAAGCTGGCGGAGCGCGTGCTCGATCTGGGACAGAAGGGCGTGCAGCTCACCTGCGAGCTGCCCTCGCTGCTCGTGAGCGTTCACGGTCTTCTCCTCGAGCCGACGGGCCAGCAGCAGCTGGCGTTCGAGGCGGGCCGCAAGCTGCTCGCCACCATGTTCCCCGACCTCGACCTCGAGAAGCTGCGCCTGACGGACGGGCGCGCCGAGGTAGACGCGAAGCGCGAGATTCCGATCGAGGCCGTGTCGTCGCTCAACGTGCCGCGCGTCGGCAAGCTCGACCTGTCGTCGTGGGACAAGAACTTCCGCGGCATCGTCCGCTACGTGATGACGGTCAAGAGCGTTCGCTGCTTCGACGACGACGAGCCCGAGTTCATCGGCGACCACAACGACTTCCGCATGACGGTCGAGGTCGAGGCGATCATCACGTTCCCGCGCGAGTACGCTCTGTGGTGCACGTCCTCGACGGGTGAAGACTTCGTGCCGCTGTCGTTCTGGCTGCACCAGTCTCGCGTCCAGCACTGGTGGGGCTCCGACGAGCCGGCCGGCAACGCGCCCGCTCCTCGCGTAGACCACCCCGACGCCGTAGCGCGCAAGCGCGTGGAGCTGGTCGACAAGTTCGGCCTGGCTCCGCTGCCGCGCGTGAACAAGGAGGGCATCTGCTCCCTGCCCAACGGCGACCTGCTGTACGTGCCCGACTCGGGCAGCTCCGACTGGACGACCGTCCTCAAGTCTTGCGTGGAGCCCGACACGGGCCGCGTCAACCTCGGCGCCATGAGGGGGCGCCACGTCGCCACCGACTGGGTGCTCAACAAGCTGTACGTCACCGACAACGCGGGCACCCAGCGCATGATCGACCTGACGGGAGCGCGCCCCGTGACGCGCGCCGTCGTCGGCCACCTCATGCTCGAACCCGTCGGCAACACGCTGGGACGCGTTCTGCAGCTGTGCGACAAGCTCGTGGGCTCAGTCGATCGGTCGGCCGTGAGTGAGGCCGGCGAGGAGCTGTGCTGGAACAACCTCATCGACTCGCCCTTCGTGGCCGACGAAGACTCGATACTGAACCGGCGCCTGTTCGCCGTCGGCCAGTCTATCTCGGAGGCGTACCAGAAGCTCGACTCGTCGGGCCTGTCGCTGTGGGAGCAGGTGTACGTTCGCCCGTACATGGCCCTGTTCGGCCCCTACCGGGAGGGCGACGTGCTGCGCTCGTGCCAGCGCGCCATCGCGGAGCGGTCTGCGCTCAACCGCGCGGCCGTGAACACCGACCCTTCGAAGGTGCAGCTGCACGACCTCGAGGGCGTCGACGGCATCATGCCGCACCAGATCGAGGTCGACGGCGCGCTGTCGCTCTTCCCGCACGCCGCGGTGCTAGACATTCAGGCAGGCGGCGGCAAGAGCTTCGCGTACATCGACGACGTGACGAAGCTGATGGCGGCCGGCAAGATCAAGCGCCCCGGCATCGCCATGCCGCGTAACCTGATGGCTCAGTTCGCCAACGAGGTCGTGCGCTTCACGAAGGGCCGCCTGCGCCCGTTCATCGTCAACAACCGCGTGTGGCGCGGCTGGATGCGTCGCCTCGAGTCGAACCCGCAGGCGATACTGCAGCTGATGATCCGCCAGCCGAAGAACACGTTCTTCATCGTAGACTACGGCTGGCTCACGCTCGCTCCCGAGAACATCGGGTTCGGAGAAGAAACCGAGAGCTTCTACCCCTACGCCCACATCATGGCGCAGGTCGGCTTCGACTACTTCGCACTCGACGAGAGCCAGCGCGCCAAGAAGCTCACGACCGGGCGCACGATCGCGGCCGCGCAGCTGTCTTCCACCGCCGCCGTCTCGCGCGACGGTACGGAGGGCTTCGTGCGCATCGGCTCGGGCACCATCTTCCACAACACGACGCGCGACGTGCTGGGGCAGATGGCGCAGCTGGAGCCCACCGCGCTGGGCAGCCTGGGAGACTCGATCAAGACGAACGGCCGCGTGGTGGCCTCCGAGCGCCCCGAGCTTGTCGAGCGCATGACCCGCTTCGCGCGCCGCGTCACCGTGCCGCGCCGCAAGTGGGCTCACTTGCTGCCGCCGATCCTCGAGCGCGTGCACCCCGTCTCGATGACGAAGAACCAGCAGAAGTTCTACGACGACTGGTTCAAGAACGAAGTCGAGCGGATCATGGCCGACCCCAAGATTCGCAAGTTGCTCAAGCAGGTGAAGGAGGGCGACGAAGCCGAGGGCGCTGAGGCGCGCCTCGAGGTGCTGTTCAAGCGCCACATCTCGAAGCTCGAAATCTGGATCAACGCGCCCGACTCCGACTTCGCCGACAAGAATCTGGGCGTCTTCTTCCGCAACACGTCGGGCGTTAGCCCCGACGATCTGCTGTCGTGCAAGATCGGCATGATCGACGAGCTGTGCGACTCGCACTTCGACGGCGGCCAGGTCGACTTCGGCGACGGCAAGGGACTAGTAGACGTTCCGCCCTCGAAGAACAAGATCGTCATCGTCGGCTACAACAAGGCCGTGTCGCAGCACCTGATCAAGCACATCAAGTACCGCGATCGGGCGGTGCACTTCAAGGCCGGCGACGACAAGGTAATCGAAGACTTCAAGACGAACGACAAGATGATCCTCGTCGCCGACGAGACGGCACTGTCGGAAGGCCACAACCTCCAGTGCGCCGACCGCATGATCCGCGTGCAGACGGTGTTCTCACCGGGCATGCAGGAGCAGACGCTCTCGCGCGTGTGGCGCCCCGACGTTCCCGATAAGGACGGCAACGTCCGGTACCAGCGAGACCACATCTACCTCGACTGGATCGTCTGCGAACCGTCGATTGAGATGGCCAAGATGGCGCGCATGATCTCGAAGATCATCGAGAACGCCGTCACGAAAGAAGCCGACACCAACAAGAACCTCGCCGACACCGTCGAGCGGAACAAGGAGGTGTTCGGAGCCGCCAAGCGCATTCGCCTCGGCCTCGACTTCTTGCTCAAGAAAGACTTCCAGACCACCGACTCGCTGTACGCCCACTTCGCGGCGTACCAGAAGTACAAGACGTGGGAGCGCGACGAGCAGGCCGAAGAACTCGCCAAGGTCCGCAGAGACGTTGAGGCTCGCGTCGGCCGCAAGGTGAAGAAGTGGGAGCTGGGTCCGCTGTCGATGCGCCGCATCGGCGTAGACACGCAGCCCACTACGATGACCGCAGACTTCGACCCAGACAACAAGCTGCAGGCTCTCGGGTACCTGCCGTTCGTCGACGGGTTCACAGGCTTCAACCCGACGAAGCTGCAGCTGGCTCCGCTCACCGTGATCGACCCTGACGAAGACGACGAAGACGCGGGCGACAGCGACGAGGAGGTCGAGGAGAACATCGTGGTGGAGAAGGGTGACCCGGTCATGACCGAGTACGGTCCCGGCTTCGTCACGGCCACCCGTCGCGGTTCGAAGTTTCTGTTCGTGCTCGTGCCCGGATTCTCGACTAAGCCGATCAAGACGCTGCGCTGGTGCTGCACGGCTCCCGTCGACGACGTGTCGAAGCGGGCTCTGCTGCTCATGCTCAAGTCTGCTCCGAAGGGCATGCCCACCGTCAGGTTCGACGACCGCAGCGGCGCGCTGGTACCCGTGGTGAGTTCGATCCCCTCGTCTACCGTCGACAACTACATCAAGACGGCGACGAAGGAAGCCGAGAAGCCCGCCGTCAAGGGTCGCGGTCGCGAACCCGAGGCTCCTCCGCCGAAGAAGAACCGCAGCGAAGAGCTAGACAAGCTCGCGCGCAAACTCGGCGTGACGCCGGGCACGAAGGGAGCCAAGACGAAGGCTCCCGGCATAACGCGCGCACCGGGCGTAAAGAAGACGGACCCCTTCGTCGGCAAGAAGCCCGACGCCAAGGTGAGCCGCCAGGCAGAGATCGTGAAGAAGCAGAAGACGGCGTCGCGCCCCATCAACCTCTCCGACGAGTCGATGGTCACGCGCGCCAAGAAGCGGCTCCTCGAGGAGAAGCGTCTGGCTCGCGAGGCCGAGAAGGACGTGCGCGAGATCGAGGCGGCGATCTTCAACGGCGTCGTCTGCATCATGACCGACGACGGCGGCGACAAGGACCCCGTGCTGCTCAAGAACGGCTTCGACCGCATCGGGCGCTCGGTACGCATCCGCGTCAAGAACCCGAAGGGGTATCGCGCGCTGGTGGACAAGCTCGCCACGAAGTTCTCGATCCCGCCGGTCAACAAGCGGGCGCTCGAAGACTTCTACGACGTGTACGCCTCCCAGCGCGCCAACATCGCGTACCTCAAGCCCAAGTACCTGCCGTTCCACGCCAAGTGGCTGCGCGACCAGCGAAAGAAGGCGGTGAACAAGAACGAGATTCGTCCGTGGCCGGTGGTCGAAGACGGGCTCGTGTACCTGTACATCTCGCTAGAGACTTGCCCGGCCGCCACGAAGCTGAAGCAGTTCTCGATGCCCGTCGGCGTCATGAAGCCGGTGGCGGTGCAGGCAGGCCTCGTCGCGATGGTGAAGGGCGTCAATCAGGCGAAGGCGCTCATCGCCAAGCTCGAGGCGCGCAATATCGAATTTACGAACAAGGTGAAGCTCATCCGCGAGCTGAAGAAGATTCGCGGGTAGGCTGCTGTGAGCATCGGAGTTAGCATGAACCGCGTCTTCCCGCGTATGCCCGTCCCGGATGCAAATCAGGTACGCATAGACGACGTTGCGCACGCCCTGTCGAACATCTGCCGGTTCAACGGGCACACGCGTCCGTTCTTCTCGGTGCTCCACCACAGTCTCGAGGTGTCGGCTCTGTGCCGCGCCCACGCCGAGCGCTTCGGCGTTAACGCGCGGCGCGCGGCTCTGGCCGGTTTGATGCACGACGCGCCCGAGTACGTCGTCGGAGACGTCGTGTCTCCCATGAAGCGGCGTCTGGGCAACGCGTTCAGAGACGTGTACAACGAGGCCGAGCGCGTCGTGTACGCCGCCCTCGACGTAGCAGAAGTCGCGGAGGAGTGCGCCGCCGTAGTCGAGTGGGCCGACCGAGAGATGCTCGTGTCCGACGCGTTTCGCTGGAGGGCTCGCGGCACGATCACCGACTCCGCCGGCAACTCGTACACGATACCCGAAGACGGATCGCGACCCGAGGGCCTCGTGATCCACTTCCCCGACGCGAAGCCTCTAGGTCCCGGAGAGGGAACAGACGAGTTCGTGCTGCTGTACAGATCACTCAAGGAGAGCATTCGATGAACAAGCTCGTAGACCCGATCGCCCTTCTCCTCGAGAAGGCATCGCTGAGCGCCACCGCGGCCCTGTCCGCCCCCGGCATCAACTCCCGCACGAAGGTCGCCGTACCGTACGAGCTGCCCCTCGTGCCGCCGGCCGGCTCGAAGCTGGTGCACGTCACGGTGGGCAGTACGTACGGGAGGCCCATCCCCGCGCTGTTCGACCCGGCCACGCGCACCACCTACCCCATAGCCGCAGACTGAGTAACGTCGTTCGGCTATTCGAGGAGGGTACGCGTGCTTAAAGGAATCAGCAACTACCGCAAGCAGGGCAACCGCTTCGTAGTGAACACCAACCGAGGATACGGCGAGACGGCGCGCGTGCGGAACGCCTTCCAGGCGCGCGCCGACGCCAGCGGCGGGGGACTGCCGCCCAACACCGTAACGCGCTCGTTCGCCAAGCCGACGAGCATGCCCGCTGCCGGCGGTATCATATCCGACAGCCAGTCGGAGCTGATACGTATCGCGCGCGACATGCTCGACAACGACGCGATCTCGGGCGCGGTGGCTCAGACGATTTCGGACAGCCTGTTCGGCAACTTCGCTCTGGGCAACATGCCAGACAAGGAGCACCTCAAGCCCTACCTGACGAGCCTCGACCGCGTCCGCATCAAGACCCTCATGCCCGCTCTGGCCCTGTCGTACCTAGTCGACGGGGCTTACTTGGGTTCGGGCGTGTTCGACGAGGACAAGAACGTGTTCTCGTCGATGATGAACCAAGACCTGCTGCACGCCACGGTGTACCCTGTGCCGTTCTTCGGCGCTACGCCCGTCGTAGACGTGGCGATCCCGCCCGACGTGCACCGCGTCATGTCTGGCATACGCGGCGACGCGCGCTTCGCCAAGTACCAAGAGTTTCTGCCGAAAGAGTTCGCGGCGGGCGGGCTCGTCAAGCTGCAGCCCGAGAACACCTTCTACATCCCGCGCCGCGGTCTCGCGCACAACCCGCTCGGCGTCTCGCTGTTCCGCCGCGTGATGATGATCTACATCCTAGAGAAGTCGCTCTCGCGCGGCACCCTAGAGATGTCGTATCGCCGCCAGCGCCCCATCCTGCACGTCGTCGCGGGTGACGAGAACTGGGACCCGTCGAACGAGGAGATGGCCGAGCTAGCCAACCTGTTCCTCTCGGCCGACCTCGACCCTCTCGGAGCCGTCGTCACGACGCGCGTCGGCGTCAACCCGCAAGAGATCGGCGGCACCTCCGACATGTGGAAGTGGACCGACAACGTCGACGTGCTCACGAGCATGAAGCTGAAGGGCCTCGGCATGCCCGACGGCCTGCTCGGCGGCGACATGTCGCTCGACTCGGTGTCGGCCACGCTCACCGTGTTCATCAAGCAGCTGCGCGCCCTGCGCGACTACCTGACGCGCGCGTTCTTCTACGAGAAGTTCTTCCCCTACATCGCCATCACGAACAGGCACCGCCGAGACGTTATCGGTGACTTCGAGGCTCGCGGCTCCCGCCGCACCTCCCAGTTCGCTCAGTTCACGTACAACGAGCGGTACGTCGAGCACGCCAGCGACAGCGACGTAGACCTAGGCGACTACCTGACGCCGCACGTGATGTGGCACGAGGGCATGCGCCCTGAGGGCGACAAAGAGTACCTCGACCTGCTAATGTCTCTACTGCAGGCAGGCGTCCCCATCCCGGTCCGCATGATCGCGGCTGCAGGCGGCCAAGACATCGACGACCTGATGAACGGCGCGCCCGACGATCTGGCTCAGCGCCAGCGCGTGTCGGAGGTGCTCCAGGCCATGAAGGAGCTGGGAGGCGAGGGAGGCGGCGACGATCAAGAGTCTTACGCCTCGGTAGCTCAGCACCTGATGCCGATGAAAAAGAAGGCGCTCAAGGACCGCGAGTTCGACGACCACCTGCGTCCGCGCACGAAGATCAACGGCCACTCCTACGTCACGACCGCGCGCGAGCGCCGGCGCGTAGACGAGAAGATGAACCGCATCATCGCTCGCGCGCACGCAGATTTGGCACCGCGCCTCAACGCCACCCGCAAGCGCGTCGTGCCCAAGAAGCCGAGCGGAAAGTTCTTCAATCCCCTAGAGAGAGCGTAACATGCCCATCAAGAAAGGCGACCTCGTCCCCAATTTCCCGAACCCCGCGAGGGAGCTGGCGACTTCGTTCCTCGAGGTAGTAGACGTCGCCGCGGCAGACGGCGACTCTATCGTGAAGATGAGGCAGCGGGTGGAGAAGGTTGCTCCGTCGGTGGAAGGCGGCAACTTCTTGGTACCCGCGTCGATGCTCAGAGACGTCAAGGTCTACCGCCTGATCGACCCGTTCGCCGACGACGCCGTGCCGGTCGACAGCCTCCGAGAAGACTACGACAGCCTGGGCACGAACCCCCGTGCGTGGGCGCGGGCGATGGCTCAGCAGACGGTAGAGGGCAGGCTCGACGAAACTACGCTGCTCGGCTGGTGCTCTCGCCTCATCGAGGCTGGAGCAGCGCGCGAGCGTGCTCTGATCCCTCGAATCTCCGCTCCGCCGAAGAAGCCGCGTCCTCCCTCTGCTCGCCCCCTGCGCACGAGGTCGGTGAAGAAGTGAGGCTACCGCTCGGCGTTCGAGCGTTCGCGCTCAAGGCTTTCGGGTACATCGTCGTAGCCGTCACGATCGACGGCGAGGAGCGGCTGTGCACCGTGCTGTACTCGCACCCAGACAGGCTGCCGTTCGTCAACCTGAACCTGCGCGAGGGCAAGAAGACGATGTTCCTCAACTCTAAATCCGAGTACGCGTACCGATGGATTTGAGCGGATACGACGAGCTAGAGTCTTTCGCCTACATCTACCAGTCGTTCCTCAATCGCGTAGTGGCCACGGGCCAGCGCCTCACCGACGCCGAGCTGTTCGCCCTAGAGTGCATGGGGTACATGATGTGCTCCGCTCTGGGCACGGCGGCGGTGATAGAGCTGAAGCGCGGCCGACGCGGCGGCGTGTCTTGCAACATACACACCGGGCCCGTACAGCCCAGCCCAAGCAAGCTACACTGATCGCCAATTTGTACCAACGAGACGAGAGGTCTTCATGAAACTCACCGCCCCACCCGAACTCGGCAACTTCGTAGAGTACTCTGCGGCCGAGTACGCGACGGCCGAGCCCGCCATCGACCTATTTCAGGCGGTGAAGACGGGCAACCTGCCCGCGGGCATCACCGACAAGCCGAGCGTCGCGCGCTCGATGCTCGACGTCGATCGGTGGCTACCGTACGCTGCCGAGGTGTACGGCACGTCGCGAGACATGCGCGACTACATCGTCGTGCCCACCACCATCTTCTTGTCCGAGATTCCGAACAGCAACATGGCGGCGTTCACGTTCGACGAGCTGTCGTCGTGGAACGCGCAGGCCGGGCGCATCGCGTACCGCACCTGGAAGGCGAAGCCGACCCACGAGGAGCACGCCAACCAAGACCCGACGCAGGCGCGCGGCGTCATCTTCGATTCGTCGCTCAAGTCTGTGCCGAACTACGTCGGCAACCTCTACCGCACCGTGCTGCTGGCGGGGTGGGATCGCAACCGCTTCCCCGAGCTGGCGTCGCGCATCGCCGCAGGGCGGCACGGATACAGCATGGGCTGCTGGGTGTCCGACTACCGCTGCTCCGTCTGCGACGCCTCGATGCGCCAGGGCGAGTGCGCCCACATCCACCCCAAGCGCGGCGTCAAGATGGCGGTGGCCGGCAACAAGCTGGTGTATCGCATCGCTCGCGGAATCACAGGCTTCGAACTCTCGGCAGTGCACCAGCCTGCATTCCGGGCAGCGTGGGCTGAGCCCATAAACTAGGCACGCAGCTCGGCGCCGGCTTCATTCTTGCGAAGGGCGCGGCGACAGTCTCTGCACGAAGCGTCGTCAGGCAGCTTCGTCTTGAGAACTACGTTGCCGCTCCCGTCTAGCACTAGCAGCAAAAACTCGAATCCGGCGGTGCGCGTTCCTCTAGCTTTTGCCTTGAGCTGTAGAAAGCGCTTCGAGCGCCGATGCTTGATTCCCGCGGTGTACGAAGACTTGACTTCGACCACCAACGATCCGTTCACGAAGAAGTCGGGATAGTACTTGTGATTCTTGCCTCCGAAGCGGTAGTCGATGACAGGTGCCTTCTGAGAAACGCTATCTACTCCGAAGCGCCTGCAGAGGTACTTGGCCGCTCGGTCCTCGTAGCCGAGGCACGAGAACTTCTTGCCTTCGACCACGACGCTTCGCTTTCGAAAAGCGTTGCTGAGAGCGCGGTAGGCCACATCTGCATTCTGCATCGGGTGGTCCGCACCGTACCTCTCCTTACACGTCTTCTTGTATCGCTTGAGCTGTCGTCGGTCAGACGCTGCGTACTTTCCCTGACTCCTTCGTTTGGCTCGCGTAGTAAGTACACGTTCGACGATTTCTGGTACGCGCAACGCATTGTCAGCTCCATAGCGCTCTATCATCGTTTCGCGCATCTTACGCTTGACTTCTTCCGACTGCGTAGCATACTCTGTTCCGTACCTAGCCCGGTTAGTCTTGCGCGCCTTGCGCTTTGCCGCTTCGCACTGGAAGGGCGTCTCGACCCCATAGCGCTTGAGATTAGTCTTCTGGCGCTGCGCTATCACCTTGGGGTCTTTGCCCGAGTGCTCTACGCCGCGCTTGCGAAGAGACGTGGCCCTCTTCTTGGCTTCGGTTCCTACACCGAGGCACGACAGGCCGCAGTAAGTCCGGAATCCCTGCGAGAACTTGATCAGCGTCGTGATGGGCTTGCTGCACACAGGACAGGGCGGTGGAGCTCCGAAGGCGGCAACGTACATGGCCCCGTGCCAAGTCATGCCTCGATCTCGCGCGTCGCGCGCTATCGCTTCGGTCCACTTCTCCGACAGCTTGCGCGCCGACCTCTCCGTCTTCTTGCCCAGTAGCAAGAACTTCGCTACGAAATCGCTCTTGTTCATTGAGGAACCCCATGACTGCCAATAGCTCGAATCCTGTAATAAATTGGCGTAGCGCCTATTTGATACAGAAAATCCGCGCGGCCGGGGCAGAGCCTATCTGACGAAGAGGAGCAAGTCGTGAGAGACCCAATTCTATCTTCGCTATTCGTAGTCGCCCTCGAAGTGGGCATCTCGTACCTCGCCGCCATGCGCGGCATCGAGTACGTGAGGCGCCTAGTCTGGCTACAAGTCGTTCTCTGCGTTGCGATAGCCAGTAACGTGATCCCGTCGAATCTGTACGACTTCCACCTGACGGGCATATACATGTCGGTGCTGATCGGCCTCGTAGTGGCGGACACCGAGCTGTACATACGCGGCAAGCGAGAGGTGCTCCTCACGAGCGCGCGCGACTCGATGTCGATCATGCTCAGCTCCGTGTTCCTCCTAGCGCCGGTGCTGTCGGCCAGCTTCGGCAAGAGCACGGCCTTCTTCGTCGGCGCTGCGCTGTCGATCATCTACGGGTCGCTCTACTCGCTCTACCACTACGCTCAGCCTCACGGTAGAATCTGGCGAGCGACGGTGGCGGTCACGGTAGGCAACTCGGCCCTCTCGCTAGCCAGCGCCCTCGCCGGCGTGTCTAGCCTGTCTGCGTTCTTCATCGACTACGCGATGCACCTGGGCACCTCGCTGCTCACCCTAGTGTCGGTGCACATGGCTCTGGAGGCCAGCTTCGTCGGAGAGCGAGTACCCCTGTCAGCTCCCAAGTATACCAGAAAATGAGAAAGTGGACAGGGCCGCCGGAATGAGCGACTGGAACATACTATTCAGCGACGAGGCTCAGATGGCGGTTGCTGGAGCCCTAGGCGGAGTAGTGAGGTGGCTTACGCTTCGCAGCAACGTAGCCGACGGCATCGTCTCCATCGTCGTCGGCGCCATCTGCGCCATCTACCTGGGGCCCGTGTCGCTGCCGCTGATCGAGCCCGTGCTCGGCAAGATCGTGCTCGACGCTAACGCCCGCGCGGGCCTGTCGGGCTTCCTGATCGGCATCGGCGGCATCGGCGTGTCGAGCTTCTTGATGGAGCTGTGGCAGCGTCGCCGCGAGATAGTACACGCGCCCGTGATCGGGCCCACGAAGGAGAACGACTGATGGCCGGCATCTTTACCCCTCTAGCCGGCGACGGCGCCTCCAGCCCCTGGCGAACTCGCGGCTCGTTCGATCCCACGGCTCCCGTCAACGCCGCGGCGGCCAACCTGCCCGTCCAGTCGGACGTGGTAATCGGGCCATATCTCAACGTGGCGCCGGGCGACGCGTTCATCGTCACGCGCCCGTTCTCCTATGCGGCTCTCAGCAACGGCGCGTTCGACGCCGTGCCTGGAGATCGCGTCGTGTACGTCGGCGGTACGATCACGCTCGCGGCGTCGTGGCTGTTCGTGCCCGAGGCATACAAGTACGGTGCGGGTGCGCGTCTGGCGGTGATTTCGCAGCTCGATCCCGCCTTCTTGATGTAAATACCGCACCTTGACACGCGGTAGAAGTCCGAGTAAACTCGGAGTATTCGATACCACGATGGAGACGGAAGTGACCCCTGTAGAATCATGGCTCTCGGTACTCGTGGGCCTAGTGCTCGGCTACCGACGCGACGTAGACCGCGCGGCCCTGGCGCAGCACCTGAAGGGTCAGGTCGAGGCCGCCAAGCCCGTCTTCGCCAAGACGGGCAAGATCGGCACGGCGGTCTTCAACATACTGATCTCCGAACTCGCCAAGGGCTCGGTGTCAGACTCTCGCGGCCTGCCTCGCGGCAAGTACGCGGCCTACATGGCCGGCATGCGCCGCGACATGCGCAAGAGTCTCGCGTCGTTCTACTCGTCGCCCGACATCAACGAGGCGCAGGTCAAGCTCGCCAAGGCGGCGGTGGCTCTGCTGGCTCCCGACTCTGCGACGGTCGACTCGAAGGACGCGGCGCTCGACCGCCTCATCACGGTGCTGCCGAATCGTCTCCTCCGGCAGATGTGCACCCCGGCCGAGTCGCTCAAGAAGTCGGACCAGCAGAAGCACCTCGACGACCTGCGCGCTCTCGTCAAGAGCCAGGTGAAGCGCAACGACACGAAGCTCACGAAGGAAGAGCTAGACGCGCTCAAGGTCAAGAAGCGCGACCTCTTCAAGCACTACAACAAGCTGCGCAAGAACGTGAACGAGTCTTGGAAGGCGTTCGTCCGCGGCTTCTGTCGCGAGCGCGGCGGCACGGCCAAGGTGTCCGAGCTGATCCCGGCGATGAACAAGGCCGGCATCACGGTGCACCCCTACACGGGCTACGAGCGCCTGCGCGTCGGTGAGAACGGCTCTCTGTACACCACGACGGGCAGCGAGATTCTGTCGGTGGTGGCTCCCGACTCTCAGATCAAGTGGAACAAAGACTACGACCCCAAGAAGGACGAGGGGTACGTGTTCCTCTACAAGACGCCGATGATGGCCGACTTCAGGCCGGGCTACACCCGCGCCGGCATCCGCAAGCGGAAGCAGTCGACCTACGCCAAGATTCTCAAGGCCATCGAGAGCGTGCCGAAGCAGCGCCCGCGGTGGCTCAAAGACCTCAAGTCTTCCGACTCGCATCGCCGCATCCTCGGCACGATGGTCGAGATTCTGTACCAGCACGCCCTGCGCGTTGGCGGCCTCAAGAACCAGACCGACGGCAAGGCCACCTACGGCCTCACGACTCTCAAGCTCGACCACGTCCGCACGTTGAGCGGCGGATTCGTGCTCGCCTACCCCGGCAAGAAGGGCGTGATGCAGAAGCACGTCGTGAAGCCCGACACCCCCGAGAACAAGCTCGTGTGCGCCGTGCTGACGAAGGCGATGCGCGGCAAGAAGAAGGGCGACTTCTTGTGGACCGACGCTCACGGCGAGCGCATCGGGGCCGGCGAGCTGAACGGCTACCTGCGCCGCATGGGCGTGTCGATCACCGCCCACAAGTTCAGGCACGTTCGTGGCACCGAGCTGATGCAGAACCTGCTGGCGAACGCGAAGGTTCCGAAGGGCTCCAACCAGGCCGCCGTCGAGAAGCAGGTCAAGGCGCTGGCCGTCAAGGTCGGCTCGCTGCTCGGCCACGTCTCGGGAGAGAAGGTTACCCCCGCCACCGCGATCAAGTCGTACATTGTCCCCGACGTCATCGCGCGGTTCTTCTCCGAGCGCGGCATGCGCGTGCCCGCCTGGCTCCCGAAGAGCCGCGCCTCCGAAGCGGGTGACGAGTGAGCGCCCCCGTCCTCTGGGGTTTCGATCTCGTCGTCGCTCGCGTAGGCGACGCCGGCGGCACCCCTGTGGCCGTGTTCCCCGTCGCCTTCGAAGGTGCAGACATCCCGGCCGCGGCTCGCGTTCTGCAGCTGGCGCGTCCCCGCGTGCCCAACCTCCCGGCGGGTCACGTAGTCTCGGGCATTCGCCCTCACGCGTCGAACCTCCTGCACCTCTTCGGACCCGGCTCGCCCCTCGCGCGCGATGGGTTCGAGGTACTCGCGGGTCCCGCCGTGCACGTCGCGGCTGCACGCCACCGAATAGCGGAGCTAGTCGCGCGCTAGCGGATCACCACTAGAGTAAATCACTATCGACGCGGGGTCTTGTACCCCGCTCTGCCGTCTCTACAACCTCGGAGCACACCCTGATGCGCGGACCACCCAACTCGCTACGCCGCCCGTACGCCAACACCAGCGAGGAGAACTAAGAACATGCGCATCGACCGAGTATACACCACCTCCGTATCCGACCCCTACGACCTCATCGAGTGGACGCGAACCGACAGCGAGATTCGCAACCCCGACGGCGGCGTCGTCTTCTCGCTCAGAGACATCGAAGTTCCCAAGGGCTGGAGCAAGGTCGCGGCCGACGTGCTCGCGCAGAAGTACTTCCGCAAGGCCGGTGTCCCTGCGATTACGCGCCGCGTTCCCGAAGACGGCGTCCCCAACTGGCTGCAGAGGTCGGTTGGAGTTGAGGTCGCGGCGGTAGGCTCCGAGACGAGCGCCAAGCAAGTCTTCGACCGCCTCGCTGGCGCCTGGACCTACTGGGGCTGGAAGATGGGCGTGTTCGACCCGTCTGCAGACCAGCTGGCGGGGGTAGTCGTCGACCCCCGGGCCATCGCGTTCTCCAATGCGCGCGCCTACTTCGACGAGATGCGCTACATGCTCGCCGCTCAGATCGCGGCCCCCAACTCTCCGCAGTGGTTCAACACCGGCCTGCACTGGGCCTACGGCATCGACGGCCCGTCGCAGGGTCACTACTACTACGACACCGTCGTCGGCGAAGTCGTCGAGTCTAAGTCGTCCTACGAGCGCCCGCAGCCCCACGCCTGCTTCATCCAGTCGGTGGCCGACGACCTCGTCAACGACGGCGGCATCATGGACCTGTGGACCCGCGAGGCGCGGCTGTTCAAGTACGGCTCGGGCTGCCTGTCGGGTGACGCAGACGTCGTTACCGCTACGGGTATCGTAAATCTGCGTTCTCTGTGGCGTCGGGCGAGGAAAGAGGGCCTGACACCGCAAGAATTTGACGGTGCCGGCAGGTATATTGATGTCGCCCACTGGGGCGTTAAGGTTGCTTCGTTGTGCACTCGTACGGGTTCGTACAGGTTCGCTCCCTTGGATAAGGTATGGTCGTATCGAGTACCGAAGGAAGACAAGGTCTGCGTGACCTTCGATACGGGTGCAAAAGTAACCACCAGTGCTTGGCATCCGTTTATGAAGTGGAACGGTGAAGCCATCGTAGAGTGTCGCGCAGACACTCTAGTTCGTGGTGATGCCGTAGCCGGACCGAATACGTCTTTGCTAGATACGCTACCGAAGAAAAACCACTCCATAGATGTAACGTCTAGATACTTTGGTAGTCGGGAGACGCAGACGATTGCCGTAGATGCAGACGTTGCCTGGCTTATAGGGTACTTCTTCGGTAACGGCAATCTGGGTAAGACGGGAAAATCTCTTCGGTACGGTACCACCAGATACCGCGTACGTTTTTCCGATCACCATCGAGAGCCACTAGACAAGATCGTCGGAATTATCGACTCGCTATTCGGCGAGAAAGGCACCGTCAAAAAATCCAAGCGCGCCGACATGTACGGCGTAAGTTTTACCGGACGATGGACGACACGCCTGTTTCGAACTCTGTCTCGGGCAGGAAGCAAGACGTATACGATGAAGGTTCCAAACTTCGTCTACTTTCTGCACGATGACGTATACGCCGCGTTCATCGCGGGCCTAGCCGACTCTGACGGTTCAGTATCAGGGGGTCGAATCCACTACCATACAGCGTCACCGAAGTTCCTTTCCGCGCTGGCCGGTATCTGCAGTGTTCGCGGACACGGCGGCAGTTCTACTCGGCGCAGCGTATGCCTAGTCAGACGTTCCTATAACGGTCCCCTGCGGGAAGCTATTGTTGCAAACATGGCAACTCCCCGCCACGTAGAAGCGATGAGAACCCCTAGTCGCAGGCAGTGGACTCTCCCACTAACAGGTGCGATGAGAGAAGCCATTATAGACCAACAAGAAGACTATCTGCATAACAGTGTAGACGGAGAACTAATTCATACGGGACGCCTCCGCTATGATAGCGTCGTAAACTCTTGCAAAGTTTCTGCACTCGCTACGCTGCTGCGTCCGAAAGACTCTGCTCTACTTCAGAACGTGGCGTCGGGTGCTGCATTCGTCACCGACGTAGCTTCTCTAGATTCTGACGTAGACTTCTACGATCTTACCGTAGGGGGAGATAACAATTATCTCGCCGGAGAAAACGGGTTCGTCACTGTCCATAATACCGGCACCAACTTCTCGGCCGTTCGCGGCGAGAACGAGAAGCTGTCTGGCGGCGGCAAGTCGTCGGGCCTAATGTCGTTCCTGAAGATCGGCGACGCGTCGGCGGGCGCCATCAAGTCGGGCGGCACGACTCGCCGCGCTGCCAAGATGGTCGTCCTCGACGTAGACCACCCCGACGTGGTCGAGTTCGTTCAGTGGAAGTCGCGCGAAGAAGACAAGGTCGCGGCGCTCGTGACGGGTTCGAAGGTCGTCAAGAAGCACGTTCGGTCGATCATGCGCGCCTGCATCAACTGCGAGGGCGAAGGCGACTCGTGCTTCGACCCGAAGAAGAACCCGGCTCTGCACAAAGAGATTCGCCTGGCGCGACGCGCTTCGGTGCCCGACTCTTATATCCACCGAACCGTCCAGCTGGCTCGTCAGGGCATCAGCGAAATCGACTTCGACGAGTTCTCCCTCGACTGGGGCTCCGAGGCCTACACGACCGTCTCGGGCCAGAACTCGAACAACTCGGTCCGCGTGAGCGACGCCTTCATGGAGGCCGTGAACCTCGACACCGAGTGGAAGCTCAAGGCGCGTCTCACCGGCGAGACGATGCGCGTCGTGTCGTCTCGCGACCTGTGGGACAAGATCGGCTACGCGGCGTGGTCATCCGCAGACCCCGGCGTCCAGTACGACACGACGATCAACGACTGGCACACGTGCTCCGTCGACGGTCGCATCAACGCGTCGAATCCGTGCTGCTTCGTAGCAGGCACTTTCGTAGACACGAGCGAAGGCCTCATCGACATCGCAGAGCTTACGCGAATGAAGCGTAGGGGAGAGACTTTGCCCCTTGCTTTTAGCTACGATTTCGACAAAGGCGGTCCCGTTCTTCGCCAGATAAATAACGCTTGGAAAGCCGGCGTCACACGTAACCTCGTGGAAGTAAGAACAGAAAAAGGTCAACGTATTCGCTGCACCCCCGAGCACGTATGGTACCTGCGAGACGGAACAGAGGTACAAGCCAAAGATTTGCAACCAGGTATGAGCCTAAGAAAGATCAAGAGGGGTGCCAATCCTCACCGTTCTGGAAGAATCTCTATCCTGTCGTTTCCCGATTCCCGAAGCGAGCGCGGTCGTTGCAGCCAAGCTCGATGGATGTGGAAACAAGTATTCGGCGATATACCGGAAGGCTTCGAGGTTCACCATAGAAACGAAGACCCTACCGACGACAGAATCAGCAACTTCAAGCTAGTCGAGGGCCGGCGCCATCGCAGGTTCCATGCTCGAGGTCTACGCAATCCTCGAGCAATAGACGTATCCAGCGAGGTACTAGTCGAAGTTTTCGACACGATAGCTTCGCAGGATCGCAAAACACACAAGCGGCGCGATGGAGTTTCCCCTGCGATGTGGAACTCTTACATTCGTCGAAACAACCTTCGCGGAAAGGTGCCTATGGCAGCGTCGCCGACGCTGGGTGGACGTATTCGAGGAATGAAATGGGATGCGTTCGTGTCTCAGATGGAAGAAGCGCGCTACGACGTAAATGATCGCGTCAAGCGTGTTAAGAATATAGTGCTCGACTCTGCTGTTCCTGTATACGACATAGAAGTCGAAGGAACACATAACTTCGGCATTCGAGACGATCAGGACGGCAGCAAATCTTCTCTGATCGTATCGAACAGCGAGTACATGTTCCTCGACGACACGGCCTGCAACCTGGCGTCGCTGAACCTCAAGAAATTCGGCGGCGTCGCCGACTTCGACGTGGATCGCTTCAGGCACGCCGTTCGCCTGTGGACCATCACCCTCGAAATCTCGGTGGAGATGGCTCAGTTCCCGTCGCGCGAGATCGCTCTGCGCTCGTACAAGTACCGCACGCTCGGCCTCGGCTACGCGAACGTCGGCGGCATGCTCATGTCGAGCGGCGTGGGATACGACTCGCGCACCGGCCGCGCCACCATCGGGGCCATCACCGCGATCATGACGGGTGAGGCATACGCGACCTCGGCGCGCATGGCGGAGCAGCTCGGGCCGTTCGTTCGCTACGAGGCCAACAAAGACTCGATGGAGCGAGTGATCCGCAACCACCGAGCGGCGGCTCAGGGCACCTTCTACTCGAAGCTGTCTATCGAGCCTCCCAAGCTCGACCACTATGCCTGCTCTCCTGTTCTCGCGAAGGCGGCGCGCGACGTGTGGGACGATGCCATCAATCTCGGCACCGCTCACGGATACCGCAACGCACAGGTGTCGTGCATCGCCCCTACGGGATGTACGCTTTCTACTACGCGTATTCGTACCGAAGATGGTATCAAGTCTTACCGTGAAATTTTAGAAGAGAACGATATAGACTGGAAGGAAATCGAAAAAGGTAACGACCAACGTTGGATTCCACTGAAGCCTTTCTGGCTTCCGTCACAAGATGGGCATCGAGACTATGCCGATAAAATATGGTACAACGGTATCCAAGAAACCTACGTCGTCACTTTTGAAGACGGAACAGAATTTGAGTGTACTGGCAACCACAAATTGTTGGTACGCTTGAGCAACAGCGAAACTGCCTGGATCGAGGCTCAATACCTCAATGGGGATGAAGAGGTATTATCTTCATAAGTCTTGGGAATAGCTCCTAGCTACTAACCAATTTTATACGTTAGCTAGGAGCTATTCCATGTCCATACCTGTGGTAAACTTTGTAAGAGGGAGAACTCACCTACATCGCTATCTAGAGAAGCAGTCACTTCCTAAGATAGTACGCGATGTTCGCAAATTAAAGAATGAAGACTGGGAAAAGATATTTAGCAGCAGCTATGATCCAGATGTGCCAGTTAAGGTATACCGGACGGCTATCTACCTTTGGGCAAAGCGACGATTATCTCCAAAGACGATACTTAGATATTACAGAGGACTGATAAGTCGTAGTCATTTTTCAACTTCTCAAATAGAAATGTGGCTGGATAGTCCTAATGCGAGTCCTAGGGTACCTGATTTTTATAAGAGAAAATATGGTATTCATTGGAAAGCATACTATGATATTGCTAGGAAAAAGAGCAATCCCTACAATTTAGAATCGGTAATGAAACGCTACGGACTCAGCAGACGCGAAGCTGAAATCGAAGTAGGACGCAGAAAGAAAAATACTTCTGGATCGTTTGCATCATTTCTTCGTCGTGCCGGGGGTGACGTTTCGGAGGCTCGAAGAAGGTTTCGCTCCTTCTGCGAGAAGTCTTCTCATACTGAAGAAAAATTCCGAAAGAGATACGGTAAAAACTATAAGGCAAAGTGGGAAGAGTACAAGAAGAGCAAGAACAGCTATGACTTGGACAAGTACGTAGCTAAGTACGGAGAATCTCTGGGCCGCGAAAAATTGCTCGATAGAATAGATCGTAGCGTCGTGGACTATGCCAAGTTCGTGGAAATGTACGGTGAGCATAACGCTGAGCGTGAGTATATTAAGTACTGCTATAGAAAAACCAAAAGCTGGAAACGTAAGTCGGGTAGGTGGGGTGCAACCAAAGAGTCGTTGGAGTTCTTTAAGCCGCTGCTACTCAAACTCGATAGAAGAAACGTTGAATACCGAATAGGAGTTGAGGGTAACCGAGAGTTTATGCTACTAGATAAAGAATCGGGTAAGGTTAGGTACTACGATTTTTGTATACCCTCTATCAGAGTAGTAGTCGAGTTCGACGGTTTTACGCATCCTAGTCCTTCGTTGTCTGCAAAAAAACTGGCTAAATGGCGCTGCCACTTTACTGGAGTTTCTGCAGAAACTCGTCTTGCAGATGACGAGGCTAAGAGGCGCGTAGCGGTTTCTAGAGGTTACCTGTTCTTCCGTTTTCACGCAGATGAGATCAAAAAAGATAGGCGTCGGTATCAGGCTATGCTGTGGAGTGTAATCAATCCCCTGCTTAAGGAGAAGAGAAAATGAAAATAACGTCCGTACGCAAGTCGGGAAGAAGTATGCCCACTTGGGACATTGAAGTTCGGGACAAGCATTGTTATTGGTTGGAGAACGGCGTATTATCGCATAATACGATCGGCCTCGTCATGGACTGCGACACGACGGGCATCGAGCCCGACTTCGCTCTCGTCAAGCACAAGAGCCTCGTCGGCGGCGGCTTCTTCAAGATCATCAACCAGTCGGTGCCCGACGCCCTTCGCGCTCTGGGCTACGGCCAAGACACGATCGACGGGATCACGCGCTACGTGGTCGGGTCGGGCGAGCTTCCCGCCGATTTCTGGGCCAAGCTCACGTTCGAGGAGAGGCACGCGCTCGAGGCTTCGATCCCGACGGCGTTCTCGATACGCAGCCTGGGCATCAACTGGGAAGAGCGCGGGTTCACCCCCAAGCAGATCGACGACGCCGACTCGTACTGCTGCGGCCGCATGACCATCGAGGGCGCACCCGGCCTGCGCGAGGAGCACTACTCCGTGTTCGACTGCGCCAGCCAGTGCGGCAAGTGGGGCACGCGCGTGCTTTCGGTTAACGCTCACCTCATGATGATGTCGGCGGCTCAGCCGTTCGTCTCGGGAGCTATCTCGAAGACGATCAACATGTCGAACGACTGCACGGTCGCCGACTGCCTCGACGCCTACCGCCTCGCGTGGGGCCTCGGCCTCAAGTCGGTGGCGCTCTACCGCGACGGGTCGAAGCTGTCCCAGCCGCTCATGTCGCGCCTCGCTGTCGACGCCGACGAGGCCGAAGACATCGTCGAGCTGAACCCCGCCGCGCGCACCGAGCGCGTGGTGGAGCGCATCGTCGAGCGCATCGTGGCGCGCGACCGCGAGAAGCTGCCCTCCCGCCGCAAGGGCTACACGCAGAAGGCCGTCGTCGGCGGCCACAAGGTGTACCTGCGCACGGGCGAGTACGAGGACGGGCGCCTCGGCGAGATATTCGTCGACATGCACAAAGAGGGCGCGACGTTCCGCAGTCTGATGAACTCGTTCGCAATCGCAGTGTCCATCGGCCTGCAGTTCGGCGTGCCGCTAGAAGAGTTCGTAGACGCGTTCACGTTCACGCGCTTCGAACCCTCGGGGCTGGTTCAGGACAACGACGCTATCAAGAACGCTACGTCGATCCTCGACTACGTGTTCCGCGAACTGGCGATCTCGTACCTCGACCGCACCGACCTCGCTCACGTGACTCCCTCGGGCAACGGGACCGAGATGGGCGGCGGAGAGTCGGAGGGTCGCCAGCAGGCTCTCGTCTCTCGCGGCCTCCTCCGATCCGCCGGACCGCTAGCTCTGGCTGCGGAGCTGGCCAAGTCTCTAGAAGGAGCCAGTGTTCCCGTGCGCATGACTGCTGCAGCGACGGGGCTCGGTTCCGTCGGCGTAATAGCGACGGTCGGAGCCGTCGACGTCGCAGCTCCCAGCCGCGCCGAGGTGGCTCTCATGAAGGGCTACGTCGGAGAGTCGTGCGAGACGTGCGGCAACTTCACCCTCGTCCGCAACGGCACGTGTCTCAAGTGCGACTCGTGCGGAAGCACCACCGGCTGCAGCTGACGCCGTGGAAAGAAGGCTACCGAACGACGAAGACATGGAGGAGCTGGTGAGCCTGCTCCTCCCGATCTCTTCGGCTCCGCGAAACGGCACGCGCATACTCGTGGGAGACGCTAAGTGCGGACTGGTGTCCGCGTTCTGGGACGACTGCACCGTGCACCCGCTCACCGGCCGAACGGGGATGTGGATGAGCTCCGACGGTACCTTCGTGTGGAGCGAGGACCAAGAGGGCGGCCCTAGGTGCTGGAGGCCACTCCGCCTGCATTGAGGCGTAACTGCGCTACAGAGAAGCCCCCGAGGAGCGATCCTCGGGGGCTTTTTCGCGTGCGCGGTACCGCCCAGCGGCGCAGTCTCTCAGCGACGAATGCGTATTCGGGCCGGGTCTAGCACCGGCACGTCGAGCGCCAGCTCCGCCGCCGCCCTCACGCCCATCCCCGCCGCGCGCTGAAGGCGCGCCAGACCCGCCGCGCTCAGCAGCCCCGCGTGCAGGTCTGCTACGTTCTCTGCACCGTGTCCGTAGTCCCACGTGCCCGCTTCCTCGGCCGCACGCGCCACGCTCCAGAAGCGAGCTACGCTCGTGCACACAGAGAACTCGGCCGTAGACAGCGGGTCTACGTACCACGCCCCGTAAGGCCGGTCGCGGCGCAGGCTAGGCGCCGAGTAGTCGCGGTTCACCGCCACGGTCAGGCGCCACAGCCACCGCACCAGCCCCGCCGTCTCTGCGCTGCACTCTACCTCCCCGTCTATAGTTTTTAAGACGAATCGGCGCACGCGCCGATTCTTTCTCCACTCGCGAAACTGCGCGAATGAACGCCCGATCATCCGACCAGCTCACGGATGCGGGCGTCGTTCGTCTTGCCGCGAACGTAGCGCTTGTCTGCGTCCGACAGCGTGTCGATGATATTGCGCAGCATCACGACGCGGTCCTCGTCGGCGAACTCGGGCGCGAACAGCGCCACCACGCTGGCAGACACGCCGGCCGTCTCGACGTTGATGTCGCCGGGCGCGCCGGGCTGCGGCATCGCGTTCGGGTCAATCATCGCGCGCATCGGGCCGTCGTCCTTGCCCTCGCCCGGCATCGAGCTGCGCAGGCGCCGCTGAGCAGCCGTCATCAGGCGCTCCGTCTCGCGCCGAGCGTCGGGGCTGTCGAGCAGCTTGTGAGCGGCGTCGGTCGACAGCAGCGTCAGGATGCCCGAGTTGATGTTGCTCATCAGCGTCGGATTCTTGATCAGCTCCTCCTTCGGGGCGAAGGACGCCAGGTCGATCGGGATGAAGGTGTTCGGAATCTCGATCGTGAACGTGTCGCCCGACTGCGACGACTTGTGCGGGATCAGGACGTGCGTCACCTTCTTCGTGATCTTCGAGGCGTTCGACACGACGTACACCGAGTTCGAGTTCTCCTCGAGCAGGTCGTGCAGGCGCATCACGCGCTTGCCCGCGTCGCCGGTGGTCGATGCGCCGGAGCCGTGTCGCAGCGCGACGCCGCCCTGCGCCAGAGATACGCCTACGTCGGCGTTCGAAGTCTTCGTTTCGGTATTCATGATCGTCTCCTGAGTTTGGATACTGCTTCTTCGACTAGTGCTCGGCGATCCCTCAGCAGAGCGGCCACGCGGCGCTCCGTTGCTCTGTCGGTTACCGAGCTGAGCGGAAGCGTGGCGAGCACCGCCGCAGCCTCCGACGTATCTCCTTCGAACTCGTCTCCGGAGAATTCCTCTACGGCCTCTATCAGCCGTATCCACAGCGCGAGCTTGGCGCGCCCGCGGTCTATCGACTCCTTTACGACCCGCACGTCTTTCCTGCGGAGCCTCGCGACGTCGTGCTCCGTGAGTTCGGTGGTGCCCGAGTCTACCGCCGCGCACCCGCCCATTGCTCGGCCGCTGCGCATCCAGCAGCTACGCGTGCAGCGAGGGCCGACGTCTTGCTTAGAGAACGGGCAGTCGGTCACTTGGCGCCCCCGCGCACCTTCGCCTTCTTGGCCTTCGCTCGGCGAACACGCTTAACCTTGATGGCGTAGGGTGAGTGAACCAGCAGCATCTTCTTGACGGCCCGTATCTGCTTCTTGAGGCCGGCTACCGACCTAGAGTCGAACGAGAAGTTTCCTCGGGAGAACGTGGCCAGGCACAGGGCGTCTACGGGGTGAGCTGGTATCCCCAGCGACTTGGCGTACTTGTACAGGACCTCCAAGTCGCACAGCTTGGCTATAGCGTTCTTCCACGTGGAGGGCAGCGTCGTGCGATCTTCGATCTTGAGGTAGTCGTTGATGGTGCTCAGCGCGCCGATCATTAGGTTGACCACCTCAGAAGACTGCGTGCCGAAGCGCCGGGCTGCGAACTGCTCCGTCATCACGACGTCGGGCCGTAGGGTTCGCATCAGGATGCGCATCTTCTTTCGGTACCTCGGGCGCATGTAGGCGTCCTTAGCCTTCATCGAAGAGATAGTCTCCTGCAGCATCTGAGCGTGGCACACTCGGCCCGCGTCGTCGAGCATCACCATGGCGAAGTTGTCTTTGCCGGGGTCGATTCCCAGGTGCTTCAACGCTTCTCCTCCGCTACGGCAGCCAGGCGGGCTATCAGGTCGGGCCTGCCCACTAGCTCGGCTAGGCAGTCTACGGCGTCGTAGGAGCTCAGGCCCATACTAGACAGCTCTTCTGCCACCTTGACCACCTCATCTACGGCGCGGGCGCTCAGCTCCGGCGCAGTCCGATCTGCGTACAGCTGCACGTCGTTCTTAGCCACAGCTAACCTCCACAAATGCATCAAAAACTGCGGTTTTGTAGGCATCGCGGGGCGGCGCTCTGCACCCCTCTACGCGGAGATTTTACTATTCTCGCGTGTGCTGTCCTCGTCGGGTCCCTATTTATAGTGTACGGAAAGATTCCGAGACACCGCATTCTGCAAACCTCCGACCAGGAGTACCCAATGTCCAAACTCAATATCGGCAAGGTGGAGACGCCCGTTCTCTTCGCCGCGCCGCCCAAGGGCTCGGTGGAGCTGGCGCTGTTCTCTACCGCGGACGGTAGCAAGATCGTCAGCAACGCCGACCGCTCGCCGTTCTCTCCGATCGACGGCTCGCCGACGCAGCTGATGTCGTCCAAGAAGACGATCCTGACCGCGCGTCAGATCGACAACTGCGTCACGCTGGGCCGCTGCTCCGGCTGCATGGCCAAGCTCGTCGCGTCTGCCTCGATGGCCGACTGCATCGAAGCCGCCGGCGAGAGCATCCACTGCCCCGTCTGCACCGCGACCCTCGCCCCGCAGATCGACCTCAACGTGCTCACGTCCGCGCTGCGCGACGAGTACGCCGCCACCGCCGACCTCGACGATGACGACGACTCTGCCGACGACGCCGATGCGGGCGACGAGGACGACGACGCCGGCGACGACGAAGATTTCGGCGACGATTCGGATGCCGATTCGGACGACGGCGACGAGGACGAAGACTTCGGCGACGACGACTTCGACGACGAAGGCGACGACGACGCCGACGACGACTCGGACGAGGAAGGCGAAGGAGACGACGACGAGATCGCGACCGCGGCTGCCCAGCTGCGCAAGCGCATCAAGCGCCGCAAGCTCCTGGCCGGCGCCGACATGGACGACTCGGACGACGACGCGGATGCGGACGACGACATGGACGCCGACTCGGACGACGATGTCGACGCCGCTGCCGCGTCTCTGCGCAAGCGCGTCAACAAGAAGCGCCGCAAGGCCCTCGCGTCGGACATGGACGACGGGGAAGAGGACGACGCGGGCGTTCCCGACGGTGACGGCGACGAAGACGACGACGTTGCCGCCGAGGCCTCGGTCCGCAAGCGCATGCGCGGCAAGTTCGCCAAGAAGCGCCGCGCGGCCACCGCGTCCGACGACGTGACCGACGACGACTCTGCCGACGATGCGGACGCGGATGCCGACGGCGACGGCGACGGCGACGGCTTCACGGACGAGGAGAACGAAGTCGTTGCCTCGCTGGCATCGCTCGTTCGTCACGAGTACGCCAAGCGCGGTCTCGAACTGTCGTCCGATCGCACGGTGGCCGGTCGCGGCCGTCGCACCGACGCCGTGGACGAAGTTCTCGCCTCGGCGCGTGACCGCCTCCGCAGCCGCGGCGGCGTGGACGGCAACAAGCGCGTCAAGTCTCAGGTGGCCCTGGCCGCCGACGGTGACGATACGGGCCTCGACGCCGTCGATCTCAACGAGACGACGGAAGGCGACGATCCGCAGACCCCGGGCACCAACGAAGACCTCGTGGTCTCCGACGGCGACACGCCCGGCACCGAGCAGGCCGGCGCCAAGAAGCGCAAGGTCGTTGCCTCCGACGACGACGCAGACGACGCCGAGGGCGAAGGCGAAGAGGTCGACAACACCGACGACGGCGACGAAGAAGTTGCCGGCGACTCGACCGTCGACTGGCGCCGCTCCACCCCGGAACTGGTCGCCAGCACGGCCTCTACCGACGTGCACGTGTTCGTCGCCGGTCGCCCCGTGGGTCGACTGGTGAAGGAACAGGCGTCCGCTGGCGTCGCCGCGCAGTGGGGTCGCCCGACTCTCGCCGCGGGCTTCGCTCAGGCCGCCGCCGCGGGCCTCATGCCGGAGACGGCGAAGGAGTTCGGCTTCGTGGCCAACCGCTTCGTCGTTAAGGGCGACGAGGTGTTCCGCCAGACGCTCCGTCGCTCCGCCGACATCAACAGCGTCAACCTGCAGCGCGAAGTCGCTTCGGGCAACAGCCGCTATCGTCAGTCGGTGCAGACGGCCTTCATCGCTGCGGTGAAGGGCTCCTACTCCGACCTCACCAACCCGGTCCGCGACAGCCTCGTTGCGAGCCTCCACAAGTGCGGCGTCCATGACGCCCGTACCGTCGTCGACAAGGCCTTCGCCTCGTCTGGCGACGCGCTTGTAGCCGGAATCTTCGCCAAGGCGGACGAACTGGCTTCCAAGTCCGACGCAGCCCGCAACGAAGCCGCAAGCTTCGTGGCTCAGGCTGCCTATCAGTCTCGCGAGGTAGAACCGGCAGCAGACCTCGCGAGTCGTCTTGCAGCGGGCAATCGCGTGGCCGTCCCGGCCGTCGCGAGCGCACCCGTGCAGGAGGTGGCCTCGGCTCCTGCGTCCACGACGCAGGAGCGAGTTCGGGCTGCGCTGCGCAGCATCCGCTAGTAGAACTGGCGGAGGCTAATGTCTAGCTTCCGCCCAGAACCCCTGGAGAAGAAAGCAAATGACGATCAACTGGCAGAAAACCAACATGGCGTTTTCGCAGGAGCACGACGTGCTCGCTGCGGAAGTGGGCTCGGTGTTTGCGGGCTGCGCGCTCGTGTTCGCCCTCGAAGGCGGCGTCGGCAAGGTCAAGCGTGCGGGCGGTGCGACCACCGACCGTCTCGCCGGCATCTGCATGGCGCCGATCCGCAACTACTCGATCGGCACGAAGATCGAGCAGATCGTGGTCCCGGCCTCGCCGTACACCGTCGTCCTGCAGCGCCCGATCTCGGGTTCTTCGGTCGGCGCCTTCAAGAACACGGACGGCTCGCTCGTCGCAGTCTCGGCCTCGGCCGCGTCCCCGACGAACATCCAGAAGACGACCGACGCGACCACCGGCAACGGCGCCCTCGTGTTCGACTCGTCCTTCGCCGGCCAGACGTTCAACGTCGTCTACCCCTACGTTCTCTCGTCCGTCGAAGTGCAGGCCAAGATCGGCAACCCCTATCCGGGCCTGTCTGCGACCGACGTGCTGAACAAGTGCGGCGTGTTCAAGATCGGCCGCATCGCGACCAACGCGTTCGACCCGCTCGCGAACTGGTACACCGGCACGAACTTCCCGAACGTGAAGGTCATCGCCGGCGGCCTGTTCACCGACTCGGCCAACGCCGCCACCGGCGTCGTGCCGACGAACGTCACCGTTGTGGAGGTGCCGACTCTCGGTTCTCCGTGGCTGGTGCTCGACATCCAGTAACCCGCAACCGCGCGCTAAGGCGCATGTAGCATAGGCGCGGTAGAGCGCCCAGAGAAGGAAATACAGATGCAGATCATGAAGAAATCCGCGGGCGCTCTGCCGGTTCAGGCCAGCCGCCGCCCCGGCTCCTCGGAGCACTGGTTCGGTCGCAACAACGAACTGAACGCAGGCTCCAACGTCGAGGTGATTCAGCAGCTCGCCTCGCTGATGTCCGAAGTCGCTTCCGGCAACGTCAAGTTCGTCGACCCGAACAAGGCGGAGACGGCATCGACGACGGTGGCGGAGCGCAACGCGCTGATGGTCGACGCGTTCTTCGACCGCAGCACCGCGGCGTGGGCCGAGACTGGCGCCGCGATCGGCGCGACCCTCTACGAGACGGCGGAGCGTGAAGGCTTCATGCGTCGCTTCCTCCAGAAGGGCGAGCTGCAGAACGGGTCGATCCCGCGCTTCCAGGTTCGATTCCCGTCGGCTCAGGCCATCGTGGCTTCGAGCGCGACGGTCGTCGCTCCGCAGATCGCGCTGCAGAAGTACATCTTCCCGCCGGAATACTACATCATGGGCAACGTTCGCGTCGAAGAGCGCGACATCGCCCAGGGTGCGGCGGACATCATGGACTCGACCTACAACTACGCGATGGAGCAGGTCAACGTCCAGGAAGACCGGGTGGTCACCGGCATGTTCGACGCCACGGTCGGCGCCGACAATCCGCTGTTCCTCCTCTCGGGCGGCATGTCGCCGTCGAACCTGGCGGCCGCCCGTACGGCGATCCTCCAGTGGGGTCTGCCCGCGGAGCAGCTGCTCCTCGCGGCCGACTTCTGGACCGACATCGCGGGCAACGCCGCGGCGTTCGGCAACCTGTTCGACCCGGTCACGCAGTACGAGTTGGTCCAGACGGGCTTCCTCGGCACGCTCCTCGGCATGGGCATCACGACCGACGGCTTCCGCGACCCGCAGCAGCGCGTCGTGGCGTCGAACACGATGTACATCCTGACGTCGCCGCAGAACCTCGGCGCCTACACGGATCGCGGCCCGGTCAAGGCGACCCCGCAGGACACCTACCCGGACGGCATGCCCGCTCGCGGCTGGTTCTTCCACGAGCTGATGTCGACCGTGGTCGGCGTCACCCGCGGCGTGGTCAAGGCGATCAGAGTGTAGCTGTCTCACCCACGCCAATTTAGAGACGAAGGGGAGGAGATTTTCTCCTCCCCTTTTCTTCTAGGTTGGTTCCATGCCTGTATTCACCAAGTCTAACAGCGCCGTCGAGAAACGCCTCGTCGCTCAAGGCGACAAGTTCCGCCTAGCATCTAGTTACCTAGGGGTGCGCAAGCCCCTCGCACTCAAGTGCACGCGATGCGGCACGGTTAGGCTGCACAGCCTGGGCATGAACGCTCTCAAGTCTCGCCTCAAGTGCACGTGCGAGCACGAGAAAGCCGGAAAGCCCTTCGCCACTAAGAAGCAGTGGCAGGCCAAGATAGACGAGCGCCACGGTAGAGGCGAGTACCGCCTCCTCAAGCGCCACGGCAACTACGAGTTCGATGCACGCCACGCGTGCGGTATAGTTTCTAGGTTCAAGGTAACTAGCCTCGTTCGTAGGGGCAAGTACGTGTCGTGCCCCTGCTCGCACAAGAAGCTAGTCCGCCACGATGCCCAGACGTTCGGCGAGCAAGTCTCGAAGCGAGGCTTCGAGTGCCTGGCGATAGACACGAGCGCTAAGACGGCAACCTACCGTCACTCGTGCGGGTTCGAGTTCGACAAGTCGGGGTCGGCGTTCAAGTACGTAAGACGATGCCCGTCCTGCGAAGAGCCGATGCAGAACGAAGACGACTTGCAGGCCCGTATAGACGCCAAGTTCGGCGAGAGAGAGTACGTGGTAATCCAGAGGTCTGCTAAGATCGTCCGGGGACACCGCTCGGGCAGGATAGAGGTAAGGCACAGGTGCGGACACGCCTACTGGGCAGACATGCGCGCACTCTACCAATTTGGTAGTAGCCGGTGCCCTGAGTGCTTCGGCAGAGCTTACGGGGCCGCAAAAGAAATAGAGCTAGGAGGCACCACGTTTAGGTGTCAGGGTCACGAGCCGTTCTTGCTAAAGAAGCTAGTAGTGCTCTACGACCCCTCCGAGATAGTTACGTCGCTAGACAAGAAGCGCCTTCGCATTCAGTACAGATACGGCGGTAAGCGTCTCAACTACTACCCAGACTTCTGGATTCCTTCGCGCAACAAGATATTCGAGGTCAAGAGCACGGCTACGCTGGGGCTCGTCCGCGATTCGGACGAGGGCTTCTTCGGCGAAGACTTGCTGGCGAAGAACCAAGCTAAGGCGCGAGCCTGCATCAAGCGCGGGTACTCTTTCAAGCTAGTAGTCTACGGGAGCAAGGGCAACAGACTGAAGGTACCCCCGGGCTGGATCAGGATGGACAAGAAGGAACTGGCAGTCGCCATGCAACTGAACAAGATAGCAGCAGGGATACACGAATGAGCAACCAAGTAGCAGACCTGCTCGTCGTCGCCCACCTCGCCTTCGTCAAGGCCGAGGCTAGCAGAGACGCCGACGGCGTAGAGAAGGCGGTAGAGCTTGCCGTGCGCGCCCTCTCTCACCCCGCAGCCCCCGGATTCTTCGCCGCCCTAGACGCGGCGCACGCCGAGCTAAACGACGTATCGGGCAACGACCCCGACACGCTCGGCAACGACGACTCTCCCCTCAACCCGCTGGCTCCCGATCCGACGTTCGACGGCGACGAGGACGGCGACGGCGTACCCGACGAAGACTCGGACGCGGCGGGCCCCGCCGACGAGGGCCTGGTGAAGCACGAGGCGTTTGCCGTCACGCGGCGCCCGCTCGTTAGCAGCGCGGTAGCCGCCGTAGCCGCTCGGATGAAGAAGTGACGACTACCCAGGCGACCACCGAGGTACCGCGCGTAGTTCGTGCGCCCCTGTTCATCGAGTCGTGGAACGGCGTAATCCAGCGCCTGCAGTCGCTGTACTCGAAGCAGTCGCAGATAACCGCAGACGACATCGCCATCGTTCCCGTGGCCAACCCGTCGGCTCTGCGCCAGATGCTCCAGAGCCAGGCCAAGCCCCTGCAGCTCCCAGTGATCGGTGTTACGCCCACCAGCGTAGACCCCAACGAGAACAACCTCAACGCCGCCGTCGCTCGCAAGCACGGCGTGTCTTTCTCGATGGACGAAGACGAGTCGTTCTGGTACGTGCTCAAGGCGCGCCCCGTCGTACTGACCTTCCAGGTCACGATGGTCACCGACGACGTCGTGACGCTGCTGCGCATGGTCGACCGCTGGGAGAGCAACGAGACGTGGGGGTTCACCCTCGTCGTCCCCGACACGTCGGTGAAGGCCGTGATCAAAGTCGTACCCGACAAGAGCCTCGCGATACCGCAGAGCGCCCAGTCGCCCGACGGCTCGAACCAGTCGAACTCACGACCAATTTGAAGGTAGAAACGCTGGCGGGCTTCATCTGGCGCGTGCCTACCATCAGAGCCATCGAACTCACCGCCAACGTCCCGAAGAGCAGCATCCTCGAGGCAATCGAGGACCCGAGCCGCGGGATAGAGGTGATGACGAAAACGCTCACGCAGTTCGTGCCCAGCACCTAACAGAGGCCCCGCATGCCCTCACTAGTTATTCGCAACACGGTAGAGCGCGCGGAGCGCCTCCTTCGCCGCCCCGTCAACAGCTCCGAAGCGTTCTGGAAGATCGAGGCCCTCGAGGAGATCATCCGCGAGCTTGCCCCCGCCGAGCAGCTCGCTCTGCCGGCGGCGTCGCGCGTAGTCGTATCGTGCGCGGCAGACCAGAACATCGTTCTAGGCTGGACGCAGGGCTCCACGGTAGTCGAGGTAGCGGTGGACCAGCTGGCGGTAGTTACTTCTGCGCTTACGGGCGCTTTCATCCGCAACGACTCTACCGACCTCACGTCGATAGTGCGCGTTGTATCTTTCTGAGGAAGAACGCTGATGATTTTCGTCTCCAACCCGCTCGACCGCCCCGTCGTCATCCGCTCCTTCTGCGGAGACTCTGTTCAGATACCGGCCAAGACGCGCGGCGTCCAGGTAGCCGACAAGTTCGGCTGGCAGGTTCCCGCTGGCCTGCTGGTCGAGGAGGGGGAGAAGGACTCCGTCGATCCTACGGCCATCGTGAAGGGCGAGGAGCAGTCTGGCGAGATGATCCGTCCGCCGGCCGACCCCGAGGCCGCCAAGGCCCTCGAAGCAAAACTCGGCAACAAGTAATCACCGACCGCGCGGCAGCGCCAGCAAATCAGGAGAGATAAGGCATGACTTTCCGCGTCAGCCCGGGCGTGTACCCGCGCATCATCGATGACAGCATCCAGCCCAACTACACGAACCCGAGCATCGCGGCCGCCGTCGGCGGCGCACGTCGTGGTCCGCTGGGTCCCCGCTACATCACGAGCTACAAGACTCGCAAGCTACTATACGGCGCGTCGGACCCCAGCTGGGGTCACTTCGTAGACTGCTGCGACGCCTACCTCTCGGTCGGCCGCAACCTCTACATGAACCGCGTGGTTGCGAGCGACGCCAAGTACGGCCTCGGCCTCGTCTCGAACAACAAGATTGCGGGCGTGCCGGCCGGCACGAGCTTCACGACGATACCGTCGGGCTCCGACGTCCCCTTCGACCAGGTCAACCGCACGGTCAAGGACATCGAGTTCGTCGGCACGTTCGTGGCCGGCACCTCCATCGCTTACAGCGTCAACGGAACTTCGGGTACCGTGGCTTTCGCCACGAACCACGAGCAGACGATGACGAACTTGCGGCAGGCGCTTCAGTCTGCCCTCGACGGCTTGTCGCCGGGCGGCTTCGTGTGGCTCATCCCGCTCGGTTCGCAGCACCAGCAGATTCGCGTCGTTTCGCCGCAGGCCATCACGCTCTCGCTCACTGCGACTACTTCGGGCTCGGGCGCTCCTACAGCTGCTGTCCGTGACGCCGACTGGCTGTGCTTCGTCACCTCTCAGAACCCGGGCAAGTGGTCCGCCAACGATTCGTCGTCCAAGACTCCGGGCGTCGCCGTGGGCATCACGAACGTGGACGTCGGCATCCCCGAGCGCAAGACGATGTCGTTCTCGCAGGCCCTCGTCACTGGCAACACGTTCGCCATGACGGTGAACGGGCACAATATCAGCGTCGCCTTCGCTACCGACAACAACACCACGCTCAACGCAATCGCGGCGGCCTACGTGTCGGCGATGGGCGGCGGCAGCGCGTCGGTGGTAGCCTCGGGATCGGGCGGCAGCGGCAATCGCCAGATCGTGTTCGTGGCACCCGACGCCGCGACCGCGCTGTCCTTCTCCGCCATCAGCATCACGGGCGGCGTCTCGCAGGCTCTCGTTACCTACACGACTACGCTGAACGCCACGACCTCCACCGGTGGCTTCAACTTCGTCGTGTACGAGAACGCCAACTTCGTGCAGCCGGACGAGCTGTTCTCCTGCACCTACAACGACGGCACCGACGGCCTCGGCAACCCGACGGGCCTCGGCTACGTTATCAACGACGGCCCGCGCAAGTCTCCTCGCGTGCGCGTTACGGTCAACCCGTTCTTCTCTGGCAAGGTCTACGGCTCCACGAGCCCGACCAACTCCAACCTCGATCGCTACCTCGGTGGCGGCCTCGACGGCTCGCTGCCCTCGACGCAGCAGGTCGTTGCGGGTTGGGACGACTTTGCCAACCCGGAGAAGATCACGGTCCGCATCCTCATCAACTGTGGATACGCGACTCCCGAGGTGCACCAGAAGATGGTGAACCTGGCCACGTCGCGCATGGACTGCATCGCCATCCTCGACACGCCCTCTGACCAGCAGGACCCGCAGGATGCGGTGAACTACCGCAACAACGTGATGAACATCGACTCGATGTGGGGTGCGCTCTATACCCCCGACGTGCTCATCTACGACCAGGTCATGGGTGCTCGGCGCTACGTTCCGCCGAGCGGCCTCGTCGCGGCGCAGTACGCGTACACCGATCAGGTGGCACGCGAGTGGTTCGCTCCGGCGGGTCTCACGCGCGGTCTCATCAGCCAGGCTCTCGACCTCCGCGTCATCTACGACGAGGGCGACCGCGACCTGCTGTCGTCGGCTCAGGTCAACGCCATCCGCAAGTTCGGTCCGGCGTTCCCGATCTGGGGCGAGTATACGCTGCAGCAGCAGATGTCTGCTCTGCAGAGCGTGCCCGTCGTTCGACTGATGATCAAGGTCATCACCGAAGCCGCCAACGTGGTCGCCTACTCGGTGTTCGAGCCGAACAACCCGTTCACCTGGCACCGTATTCGCACCCGAGTGAACGCGGTGCTCGACCCGATCGTGCAGGAAGACGGCATCACCGACAAGTACGTGCAGTGCGACGAGACGAACAACACGCCGGACGTGATCGACCAGCGCGTCTGCAAGGTCGCTATGTGGATCAAGCCCACGCTGTCGATCTTGTACCTCCAGCTAGACGCGATCGTGACTCGCCAGAGTGCAACGTTCTCCGTCGAAATGGTCGCCGCCAAGAACGCCTACTAATGCGCGCACGACCAATTTGTCTCCGTAGAAATCTTTTCTACGGAGACAAGCATGAGCAAGATAGAAATGCGCTGGGGCGTCGAAGGAATAAAATACGGATTCGTTTACAAGTGGCGAGATTCTGGTAAAAAACGCTACTACATCGGGTCTCACTGGGGAAAGTTTAACGACGGATACGTATGCAGCTCACCTAGCATGCGCGATGCACGCAGACGTCGTCCTCAAGATTTCACCCGCCGCATCCTGGCCGTAGTTACGACTAACCGACTAGACTTACTCGCCAGAGAGCAGGCGGCGCTCGACAAGATACCTCGTAGCCATTTTGGTACTAGAGCCTACAACGTAAGTACGAAGGTGCATAAGCCTTGGTGGGCTAAGGGCTCTAGGCTCAAGAGCAAGACGGTCGTCAAGCTAAAGGCTTCTTGGCAGAATGCAGACCGCAGAGAAGAAGCGTCGCGCGCAGCCAAGCAGCGCAAATACTCTGCAGAGACTCGGGACAAGATGTCGCGATCTGCAAAGAAGAAGTGGCGAGACGAAGAAGTCCGCGCTACCTACGAGGCTTCTATGAAGGGGCGGAAGCCCTGGAACGCGGGAACTAGCGGCGTAGTCGTAGCGTGGAACAAGGGCACTGATCAACCAGCCCTGACAAAGAAGCATCGCGCAAAGATTTCTGCCTCACTAGCAGGTAGGCCGCGGTCTGACGAAGCTCGACGTGCTGTAAGCGCCGGTGCCGTAGAGCGGTGGAAGTCTGCAGAGTACCGCGCCAAGATTTCTGCTTCGCGTGCGGTCGCACGAGCGCGCGGTGAGTGCAAGGTAACACCGAAGCAAGCCGTTCGCATCCGCAGGATGTACGCTTCGGGGAGATACACGCTAGGCGACCTGTCTGGCAAGTTCGATGTAAGCCGATCTTACGTGCACGGGGTGATACACGATCCTCGGTGGGACGCGGCAATAGGGTAGAAACAGGCAACTACACGGAGATAGAGATGCCCGCAGCCAGCTTTTCGCAGATAGACGCGTTGGCCGACGCGCTCGCCACCGACCGCTTCGAGATTCTGCTCGACCCCCAGGCCATTCAGGGTGCGAACTCGGTCTTGGCCCTGCGCTGTCAGCAGATCGTCGTTCCCGAAGAAATGATCGAGCCGATGCTCCTTCAGATTCACGGGATGGAGTTCTCGTACCGCGGTCGCCGCACGTACGACAAGGCAATCGGCGCCTCGTTCGTCGAGTTCACAGACGCGGCGGCGGGCCAGAGCCTGCGCACGTGGATGCAGAATATCGTCGGCGGCGAGAGCCACAATGGTCAGTCGAAGCGTCAGTACGCCGTACAGGGGACGCTGAACATCTTCGACCAGTCGGGCGACGTTGCTCTTGCATACCGCCTCGATAACTGCTGGCCCCAGCAGATACCGCAGATTCAGCTCGACGGCACGAACGCCGCGCAGTTCGTCATGCAGACGACCTTCACGTTCGACCGCCTGAGCCAGAACGGGGTTACAATAATGTAGCAGAAGTAGCGGTCGTAAAGGTTACGTACTGAGGAGTACTGACCGTGGCCGCTAGTAAGAATCCAGGGTTCTCTCAAGAGTACGTCCGCGCTCGACTTCACTACAATAAGAAGACGGGCGTATTCATCTGGAAGTTCTGCAGAGCTGCGTAGCGAGGTTGCTTACGCCTATTTATTCTATCCCTGTCAGCATCTTCGTTACGTCGCAGAAAATCCTCCCACCGTCTAGCAAAGCGGAGGCGCGACTATTGCCCGCAGTTAAGTTCTCTCACATGAACCAGGACAAGCTAACGCCGGCTCCGGCGTGGCGGTTCTGGGTCACCTTCCCCGACATACCCGGTTCGTCTGTGTCCGGCGAGACTCTAGGTTTCCTAGTCTCGCGGGTTACTGCTGCGAGCAAGGCAATCGAGATCGAGCCTGTACCCTTCAACGCGGGCACGAGGAACTTTCCCACGGGCTGGTCAACCGACGTCCTCACCCTCACGTTCTTCGAGAACATATCCTACGACGTTGCCGTAGCTTTCCGTTCGTGGATCGACAAGGTGATAGACGACGACGGCAACTTCGAGCTGCCGGCTAACTACAAGAAGGAGATGAAGCTGGAGGCGCTGGGGTACGACGGCAAGACGCTAGTCACGTACAAGTGGAAAGACTGCATGCCTCAGAGGCAAGACGGGTACGACTGGGACGGCTCGGCGACGAACCACATCAGCCCTACCCTCATAGTTCACGTGGACACGGCGGTGAAGCCGACGTCCGGATCAGCTTAGCAGCAAGTGGAGAGTAGCAGATGAGCATGAACAAAGGAATTCGACCGGGTATTCCCGCGGGGGCTCGACCCTCGCGTAGCGGAGGCCCCAGCCCGTTTGTGGCTGAGCAGATCGAGAAGCGCAAGGCGGCGACCCAGGCGCAGGAGCCCGAGCCCGAAGTGACGCTGACGAAGCGCGTTGATCCCATGCCCGACGTGACGGCGCAGGCTGCGGCTCTGGCCAATCCGAAGGCACTCGAAGAGACGGCGCCCGACGCACAAGACGTGGCGGCTAGCTCCGAGTTCGAGCGCGTCGACCTCCCCTCGTCCTACGCGTTCTACGAGTGGTCGGAGCTGTCTCTGCGTCCGCTCGACGTATTCGACCAGGCCAAGCTGGCGCGAGCCGTGAGGCATCGCAACTGGACGCTGCTCATCGACGTGATGCAGGCTACGTGCAACCGCGACGTGCGCTCGCTGGCAGTTTCCGACTTCTACGCGCTCTGCATCTGGCACAAGCACTCGTCGTACCTCGCGGGGCGCTCGCGCATCAGCTACGTGTCGATGTACGGCAACCGCATCAACGGCGCCAACCCGTCGGCGATCAAGATCAAAGACAAGAAGCTGGAGAAGACGCGCGCCGACTACCTCGAAGCCGTGAGCCACGGGTTCTCTATCTCGACGATGCGAGACCTCGAGACTATCAACGCCAACGAATTGGACGAGGACCTGCTGTTCCTGTTCGAGAAGGCGCAGTACGTCAGCCTCGAAGGACTAGACGCTCGCATCGCCGAGCTGTCTAAGGCCGGAGATCGCTGCGCTTCGATAACCGCTCGCATCGAAGAACTCGCGCGGCGCCAGAAGGCAGAGGGTCTGTCCCAAGTGTTCGAGGCGACCGAGGCGTTCGAGAACGACTTTGCGGCGTTCGGCATCGAAGAGGTCGCGGTGGTCAAGGACACGAAGTTCGAGGCCAAGGCGGCGCTCGACTACCTGAACACCGTCATAGACGCGAGTGACAGCGATGCCCCTCGTTACGAAGAGTTCGTGGCGGAGCGTGACCGCATCTCGGAAGCCATCAAGGCCGGCGTCGCGGTCGAGGCCAAGGTCGAGGAGGTGCCACTGACGTTTGATCAGTGGACGATGTTTCCCCATACTTGATCTGGAGCAGCAGCTGTACCGCATGTACAACTTGGGAATGCACACGAGCTTGCCGCAGGCAGACGTACCGTTCGCGTGGGTTCTCAAGTGGTCGAGGCTCCTAGAAGAAGACTTGACCGAGCAGCGGCTCCGGAACATGGTAGCCGCTACCGGCGGTAGAAAGAAGAGGTAACTGCGTGATATCTGTTACAGGCGCGTCGAAGTACCTAGAGCACTCCGACGCCGATCCCATGGCAGCAACTCTGGTGGTACCCGACAAGCAGGTCGGTGCCGTCATGGTCGTGGGCACGGTAACGACGCGCCTGAACAGGCTGGTACGCGCCATCGAGAAGGTGGAGCGCGAGAACACGCGCAGGATTCGCAGCGACGCCATGCGCCGTCGCCACGACGAGCGCAGAGCGCGCGCCACCCACGCGAGGCGTGAGGCGCAGGAGCAGCACGAGACGCGGCGCAGCGCAAGTCGCGGTCGCAGCAGCTCCGTCTTCTCTCCCCGCGCGTCTGCGGGCAAGGCCGGTGGCGCTGGCGGTGGCGGCATCCTTACGTCTATAGGCGGAGGCGTCGCGGGCGGAGCACTGGCTAGGTTCGGTGGCAAGGCGCTTCCGTTCCTCGGCAAGGCGGCGGGCAAGGCCGCTGCTCCTCTAGCAGCCATACTGGGAGGCTACGGCGTCTACTCGTCTGTGAAGAATACGGGCAAAGCCGACATACTAGACGCGATCACCGGTGGTGCGGGAGCTGGCGCCATCGGCGGTGCTGCCTTCGCCGGCGTGGGCGCAATCCCGGGTGCCGTCATCGGTGGACTGCTCGGCGGCGCAGGCGCGATCATATACAACTCGCGCGAGTCTATAGGCGCAGCTTACCGCTCTGCCAAGGAGACGGTTACTTCTGCTGCATCAGACGCCGCAGACTACGCCAAGGACAAGTGGAGCTCCGTAACAACCAAGCTGGGCAACACGGTAGACTACGCGAAGGAGAAGCTGAACGATGCCTGGGAGAGTGTCAAGGCTACCGCCGGACAGTACCGCGACCAGGTAACCGAGTGGCTCGGCAACCAGGGCAAGACGCTGCACGAGTGGTTCGACAGCGTAACGGCGGGCCTGCGCAGCGCCGTATCTCTTCAGAGTCTTCGCGCCATGGCTTCCGAGTGGCTAGAGAGCCTCAAGAGCTGGTTCCGAAACAAGCTGATGGGCGGTTCGGGCGGTGGCGGCGATCCCGCTACGCGAGGAAACGACACTACTAGCCCTACGCCAGGCTCTTACGGTGGCGGGCCCCCCAACCCGTCTAGCATGTACGCGCCCGGAAGCGGTGGGTACGCAGGCGGCTCCATAGCTACGGGCGGCAAAGCCAACTGGGGAGCCGAGGGCGGCGTGGCTCGGGGTTTTCAACCGACAACCACGGTAAAGGGCGGAGAGTTCGGATACGCTCCTCAAGGCAGCCAGGGCAAGTTCAGCGCCGACGGCATTGCAGGCGGCTCTTCGGATATAGGCAATATCGGTCGTAACGGATTTGGACTAGGAGGTCCGCAGGCAGGCGGCGCGAGTCCCATGTCGCGGCCCGACGCTACGGTTCCCCGACTGGGCGGATCGAGTTCGGGGATGCCCCAGTTCTGGCAGTACGGCGCACGCGTTGCCGCACCCGAGGGGGCTATGGGTAGTCCGGGTTCGGGAATCGTCTCTGCAACCAACACGGGAGAACGTGCCTACAAGAACCAGGGTTCTCTAGTACTGCGAGACCCCAAGACCGGGGCAGTGCTCGGATCGTATCCCTACGTTACCGGCGGTGGCGGTAAGGGATCGCTTCCCGAGGGCGAGTACAATATCGGCGACATGATGAGGGGCGGTAGCCTCGGAGATCGCTGGCGGCTGACGCAGAAGGGTCAGCCCGACGATACGGCGCGAGACCCGGGCATACCCGGAGTAACGGGCGGCAGCCAGCGAAGCGCTTTTCGCATACATCAGGCGCACGGGTCGGGGACCCTAGGCTGCATAGGCATCCTGGGCGGCAACGAGGTGTACCAAGACTTCAAGAACAAGCTGATGTACGTTATCGGCGCCAACGGAGGAAAGGCTTCTCTGCGCATCGGTTCACCAGAAGCGCAGCGCGTTATGCAGAACATGACGCCTGTGCCTCCCGGAGCTTCCCGTCAGACTATCGAGGGTGTCAAGGATAAGGAACAGCAGGCAACGTCTACGGCCGACCCCGCAGGCTCTACCAAGGCTCCGGGAGCCACCGACCCTGGCTCAGCTACCAGCGCGACTACTTCTACGACACCCACGACCGACGCGAAGAAGCCTGCTTGGCAGCAGGGCGACTCGAAAGACTACAGCGGGTTCGGCGCGCCTAGGGGCATAAGCCAGTCGGACAAGGAGCCCGAGGTATCGGCGTCTTCTGTCAAGGAGAAGGAACCCGCCAGCGAAGCTCCCGCAGAGCGCGAGGATACGCCAGACGCATCTGCGCCCACCGCGTCGGGCATCAAGGGCAAGCGCGTTAGCATAGACGACATACCGACGGTGCACCCCAACGTGCACCTCGCGATGGTCGGAGCGAGTGACAAAGCGTGAAGAGCAGCGTTACAGACTTCTTCAAGAACACTCTATCTGGCGGCGACGACGCTCGCGCGACAGAGTTTATCGTGCTGGGAGTATCTAAGCGGTCTACGCTGGGTACGGCGCGACGCACGGTAGACAAGCTGTTCGACCGCCTAGAGAAGTCGGTACTCAAGGCTATAGCCATACCCGCGACGGCCCTTCCTACCCCGTCTTACGTTCCTCCGGCACCTCCAGTCAAGTCTTCGGCAGTTCCCGAACCTCGGAGAGCAAGAGGCGGAGGTATGGGAGCCTCTACAGAGGGAGCCCTGATAGGTTTCGCTCTGGGCGCGGCTTACATGATGCTCCCCAAGTTGGTAGAGGGCGCGTCGGAGGCTGCCAACAGCGTAGTCTCTGCGGCTAAGGATAAGGCGGGAGAGCTGTTCTCTGCTGCTATAGAGGGTACGCGTAAGGGCCTGACGACCGCAGCTACCTGGATTTCGGAGAGCGCGTCGTCTGTAGCCAAGACTGCACGCGAGGGCGCAACCTACGTCGTCGAGAGCGTCAAGTCGGGACTGTCTACGGTAGCCGACGTCGCTAGCAAGTACGCAGACGATGTTTCTGCGCGAGCGGTTAACCTGTATGACAGCATCAAGAGTTCTGCGGTAGCCCTCGTGAAGACGGCCACGGCTGTTCCTGCAGGTCTGATTCTGCGTTCGCGCGAGGCCGTGTACTCGCTATGGGAGGGGACTAAGCAGACTGTTCGCAGCTGGCTGTGGGGCATACTCAACGTATTCAATAATTCGGGCCCGCTAGACGGCAGTAGTGGTAGCGGTAGCGGAAGTGGCGGCGCTAACGGAGGCGGAAGCGGAAACGCCAGCGGAGGCGGGTCTAGAATCGACAGCGGCGGAGGAACTGGCGCAGCCGGCCGAGCAACTTCTTTTCAGGAAGGCCCTAACGCATCGGGCTGGGACGCTCCCAAGTCTTCTGTGTCGTATCAGTCTTCTCTAGCCGCCACTTCGGGACCGGGGGCCTGGCGCGGCACGGCAAATTCCAACGTGAACGGCTCGGCGCCTTCTTTCGCGCCCACCGATCAGGTAGACCGCGCGCGAGAGCGCATGGCGTATCTGATGCAGAAGGGGTACGACGCCAAGACGGCAGGGGCAATCGTAGGCAACGCCTGGCACGAGAGTGCTGGTCTCAATCCGAAGATCAAAGGCGATAACGGAAATTCGATGGGCGAGTTTCAGTTCAACAACAAGGGAGAGCAGCCCGCCCTAAGAAAGTTCGCAGCGGCTAGGGGTCTCGACGTAAACGACTGGAGGACCCAGTACGACTTCGTGCATGAACAGCTGCAGGGGCCGTACAGGAAGACTCTGAACAGGATGCAGAGCGCTCAGAGCATCGATGAAGCCACGGTAGCATTTAGCCGTGGGTACGAGCGACCCCTAGAGTCCGCGGCGTATAACGACCGTCGCATAAAGTGGGCTAAGGTCTCTGCGGGGCTCGTGAACACCGCGCCGCCTCCGCCAGATTCTAAGACTGCTCCCGGCGGGCCAGCCTCCTCCATAGTCTCTGGTTCGGGTGTCGTGGCGCCAGACGCTATAGGTGCACGCAGGAAAGCGTCATTCGGAGACGGCATCGTATCCGATTCGCAGGCCAAGAGGCGGCTTCCCGCAATGTACTCGGGATCGGGCGTACAGGCCCCCGACTCTATAGGTGCGGGAAAGAAGGGAGACTTCGGCACCGGCATCTCTGACGGGGAGAAAGACGTAAGTCCCGCCAAGCGTTTCGAGACTCGTCCAGACACTCCTACGAAGGAAGGCGGAGGCGATACTAGCCAGCGCGACGACTCGGGCGAGCAGCAGGATACCGCGATGGACAAGAAGAGGCGTCGAGCCATCATGATGAACAACGACGCGGGGACGTACATGATATCCCACCAAGACGCGATGGCGTAGGAGGCCTAGTTGCCCTCGATCACCAAGAACCCGAATTATACGCGAGGAGAGCACCCGCTTGCCGAGTTTGGCTCTATAGTCGGAAAAGAGATTCTAGCAGGTGTCTATAAAATATTCTCTCCTAAGGGTTGCTACATAGGATCGACGATAAATCTTCCGCGCAGGCTGCGGACCCACAACTTCGTTCTTCGCCGCGGGACTCACCACTCTCCTATGCTTCAGAGTGCGTACGATAAGTATGGTGAATTACAGGTAGAGATATTGTTCTCAGTGTCTCCACGTGTATGCACGAGAGAGTCTCTGCTCAGGAGGGAGCAGAAGTTTCTAGATAGCATTTGCCCCAGGTACAACTGCTCTCTTGAGGCTAAATCTCCGGCTAGAGATCCTCGCGTAGGCAACAAGATAAGTAAGGCAAACAAGGGTCGCATAGTTTCGAAAGAAACGCGACAAAAGATATCTGCGGCTAAGATGGGTCACACTACGTCTCCGGCAGCTCGAAAGAAGATGAGAGATGCTAAGCTAGGCGTTGCTCTTACAGAAGAGCACAAGCGCGCTTTAAGCGACTCTCTTCGAGGGAGAAAAGTAAGCAGAGCAACACGAGAGAAAATGAGTCGCAGTCGCATCGGAATAAAATTCTCCTCGGAGACTCGGAAGAAGATAGCTGATTCCAAGCGAGGAATAAAGACGGGACGTCGCGATCTAGATACACGGTTGCACATGCTCGTCTCCACTTTGGGCGTAAGTGAGAAATTTCTGGCCAGTCAGATACGAAAGATACGAAGTAGCCTAGACGTGATGTCTGCTAGAGAAACTTCCGAAGTTTTGGGAATACCTTACAAGAGAGTCTTGCGAGTGTCTCGCAACCACGAGACGTACTGCTATCTAGAAGGGAAATACCGTGGGTAGCATCACAAAAAACCCGAATTATATAACGCTCATAACGCGCGGCGACGGCCAGCAGATTCAGGCGAACGCGAGCTCCAAGCTCGGAATCCGCATCGACAACCGCTGGGTCAACATCATGGAGGCCCTCGGCTTCTCCGGCGACGGCGGCACGGAGCTAGGGCGTATGGCTGCTGCTGCGTTTAACAGCTTCCAGATATTCACGGGCAACAACTTCTTGCCCGAGATAGCCACGTCGCACGTGTGGCGCGGCTCCAACGGCATCGAGCTGCAACTTAACCTGAGGTTCGACGCGTGGGACGACGCGAGCAAAGACGTAATGCTCCCCGTGCAGCGCCTGATATCGTGGTTCATGCCTACGCGAAGCGGTATCGGCGGAGCGCTCGGCAACACTATCGTCAACGGTATCAACTCAGGTATTCGCCAGCTAGGCGGGCAGAACGCTCCGCAGATGTCGGGCCAGTTCTTCTTGAATCCTCCCGGACCTACTCCCTACGACTACATCACGGGAAATACCTCGAAGCTGTTCATGGTCACCCTCGGCAACGTCGTGATTATAGACGACTTGATACCCACCACGCTAGAGTGCGAGTTCGAGGAGCGATTCACGAAGTAGGGCATGCCCGTCGCCGCTAACGTCACGGCAGGGTTCATGAGCTACACCGTTCCCACGGCTGACAAGGTGCTCGGTTGGTTCAACACCCAGCTGGTTACTATATCTCCCAACGCCACGACTAGCCTAGCTCAGGCGCTGGAGAGTGCGGCGACCAGTCTGGCGAACAGCCTAGGCGCGGCAGGTTCCGGCCTTAACACCGGCGGCGGCGGAAACTAAGGAGTAAGTGCGTTGAGCATCAGTCCCTCTCCAGTCGGGTTCTCCCCGCGATACGACATGCAGTCGCTGATGCCCGCGATAGACGTGACGTCGGGTACCGACCAGCTCGTGCGTCCCGGAAAGCGCACCCTCATGATCGACGCGCTCGACCAGAAGCTGGTAGACGCGCTGGAGAGCATCAGCTCCTTCAACGAAGTCGTGTGGGCAGGCGTCAAGCTCACCACGCTCTGCTTTCAGGCGCACGGCACGCCCAACACGAAGTTCTTGGTACTGGCCTTCAACGGCCTGGGGTCCGAGACTGAGCTGCGTCCGGGCATGGTGCTTCGCATACCTACGAAGCCTGGCCTCGACGAGGTAATGAAGCGGGCCTACGCCGTCAAGACTAACGGCATCGGCTCCACGGTAATGATCTGAGGAGCACTCGATGCTAGAAACTGCAGTACACGCCCTCTTCATAATCCTCGCCACCCTAGGTGTCGTCGCGGGCATCGTGGTGGTCGCTGCGGCGGCGGTGTTAATCTATATCGCTATGTCGTGGATGGACTCGGGTTCTCACTGATGGCGTTCAAGACTAAAGACCTAGCAGAATTTAGCACGATAGGCGTGTATGTAATAAAGTCGCCTGCTTCTTGGAACTGTTACGTGGGATCTTCTAAATCTTGTCAGTCCCGGATAGCTAGGCACTTCTATATGCTCAGAAGCGGTACCCACCCTAACCACATACTTACTAGGGCGTATCGTAAATACGGTGAATCACTAGAAGCATACGTGGTGGAAGAGCTGAGCTTACGCAAGTGGCGTAGAGATCCTTCGATGCTGACAGATATAGAAGACGAATGGATAGAACTTTTACCCAGTGTCTACAATATTTCTAAGTCGGCCCATTCGCCGTCTGCGGACCATCGTATTCGCGCAAAGATAAGCAGAGCACTCGCTGGAAGAAAGATGTCAAAGGCTAGGCTCAAGGTCCATATCGAGGCAATGAGAAGGCCCGACGTTAACGATAAGCGCCGCAAGAAGATGAAGAATCGGCCGCTATCGGACCGTGCGAAGAAGCAGCATAGGGCTATGGTTGACAGTGATTGGTGGAGGAAAAGAGTTAGCGCGGGACGTAGAAAGAATATGAAAGAAGTATCTAGCGAAACGTGTGCTAAGATATCGGCATCTCTGACGGGTCGCCGCCTGTCAGACTCTCACCGGGAAAACATCAGTGTGGGACATACAGGGCTGGTCAAGTTGACCAACGCGCAAGTTCGCCTAATAAGGCGACAGCACGACCCTCGTTGCGCTACGCAGAGCTACCGCAATCTAGGCGACAAATTCGGAGTGTCGTGGTTGACAGTTTTTAAGGTCGTTAAGAATGTTGGAGCTTACGCATCATGAGCTTCCGAACCAAAGACCTTGCAGAGTTCGGCCTCAAGGTAAACGGCGTCGACATGATGATCGGTGCCGACATGCTCAAGGACGTGTCGGTGATACAGAACGTGCACTCGCCCGTTCCGACCGTTACCATGACCTTCCTAGACAACAAGCGCGCGGCTCAGAGCGCGGGAGTGTTCGTAGACGGCGCCAAGCTGGAGGTCACGATAGGCGACGGTAAGAAAGACCCGTCCGTCTACAAGATGCGCCAGTGGTCGCTCGAAGACGCTGCGGCCAACACGGCAGGCGACGTCTGCACCATATCGGGCACCGCCGATCTGATACCCTGGTTCCGCAAGGTGGTCGACAAGGCGTACAAGGGAACGTCTACCGAAGTCGCTCAGAAGCTGGCGAAGGACAACGGCGTCGAGAAGGTAGACGCCGAGTCGTCGAACGACAAGATGGTGCACCTGCCCGACGGGTCTACGGTGAGCCAGTTCCTGCGGCGCATCATAGACCACTCCTGGGTGGCCGAGGGAGCTTCTCTGTTCGCCGCCATGACGTACAGCGGCAACGACGTCATGCTCCGCATAAAGGACATCATGAAGCAGAGCGACGGCGCGAGCAAGAGGCTGGTGTCGGCGGGGCTGGCGAAGCCCGACGATCTCACGGTCTGGGACTACCGCATCAGCTCGCACACGGGTTTCCTCAACGCGCTCACCAACTACGGACACAAGGCAGTTCAAGAGAAGCTGGGGTCGAGCGCCCCCGACATCTTCACGTCGATGGCGATCAACAAGCTGGCGTCGTCGCTGGGTATCAACGCCGACGTAGCGAAGGCCGTCAACCTGGTTCGCACGCTGTACCACCCGCCAGACGTCGGCAACACCCACAAGGACTGGGTTAAGGCGGCGCACCACAACGTCAAGAGCCGCGCGGCATTCTCCGCGGTAGTGTCGGTCATGACCGACGTACTCACCGAGTACAAGCTGCTCGACACGGCCGAAGCTGAGCTGGCACGATCCAACGGCGAACCCGACGCCGCCTTCTCGGGAAAGTACAAGGTCACCGCGATAGCTCGGCACATATCTAAGGGGTCGTACCGCGAGAAGCTGATCCTGACGGGTCAGGGAACCAACGCCGACCTCTTTAAGCAGGGGACGTAGCATGAGACGAGTTCGAGTAGACGTAGCGGCTCTGCTGCGCGGAGTTCCCGCCGCAGACCTTCCCTGGATCACGGTAGTGAGGAAGTAGGAGCATGTTCACCAACCTGTTCCGCGACATGGACAACCACAAGGGTATCGGCAAGCGTCGGTTCCAGGGTTGGGTCGTGAACAACGACGACTCGAAGGACGAGGACAAGAACAAGCGCCAGCTGCAGCGCATCAAGGTTCGCATTCACGACCTCCACGACAACGTCAAGGACGAAGACTTGCCGTGGTTGCTACCCGGCAACCTCCCCTCGTATTCGGGCGGAGCCAACGTGGGCGACCACGGTCCCGTTCCTCCCAACGGGTCTAAGGTATGGGTCGAGTTCGAGGGCGACACGCAGTATCACGGCGTGTACACCGGCGCCGTGCAGGCAAAGACGAACAAGATATCCGACTTCACCGGCAAGGGCAAGTACGCCAAGAGCTACCCGGCCGCTGCTGGCGGTGTAGACCAGTCGGGCTCCCTCACCGCGAAGGACCACGTCAAGGACACGTCCGAAGAGACGCACGTCGCGGGTACCACTACGCAGACGGACGGCAAGGGCAACGTGATGAGCGTCGTCAACGGTGACGCCGAGCGCAAGGACAACCCGAAGGCAGAGAAGCAGTTCCCCAAGGGGTTCAGCACGGTGATCTTCGGCAACCTGAACATACACGTTCAGGGCGACATAAACGCTAGCTGCTCGGGCAAGGCCAACGTGACGGCCGGCGCAGACGCCAACGTTTCTGCCAAGCAGAAGGTGAACGTGATCGCGGGCGCCGACGTTACCGTCAACTCGAAGGGCAAGACCGACGTCGTCGCCCAGGGCGAGGTGCACGTGTCGTCGCAGGACACGGTAAACGTGAGCGCCAAGAAGAAGATCGCCCTAGACGCGCCCTCCATCACGAGCAGCGTCGTGATCGTCGTCTCCGCTGGAAAGAAGCCGGGAACTCCGGGTGAGCCCGGCAAGGTAATCAAGGCCGACCCGCCGAAACCGCGCACGCGCCCCGACCTGCAGGCCAAGGACACGCAGAAGACGAACCAGACGCAAGACGGTAAGATGACCGACGCTCAGCGCGAGGAAGCCGAGCGCGACCCGACCACCACGAAGGCCGCGCTGGCGGCGATAGACGATGTAGCCAAGAACGACTTGATGGCGCAGGCTCAGGCCGAGCTGATGAACGACCCCGGAAAAGACTCGGTGACTAAGAAGGTTAAGCTAGCCGGCGCAGACACCGACTACGAGTACACGGTCAGGAGAGCTTGATGATAGTTTCCCCCGAACTCGCGGCATCCATATATCGGCTGTCAGACATCTCCGTAGCGTACGGAATATCGTCGCAGCAGCCGCTGTCGTTCGACGAGGAGGTCGTCGCGGGTGAGGTGTACAACGTGCTGTCTACCCGCATAGGCGACGAGCCGTGGGACGCGCTGTACGGATCGAACATCCCGCTGTACGCCTTCGCCCTCTTCACGCCCGCCGTCGAGCAGAAGGCACTAACCGACGTGTTCCGTGCGCTGAAGACCAACGTACCTCAAGTTACGATGTCTATGGCAGACTCGCAGCTTCTCGTGTCCCCCGACTCTCGCGTGCTAGGCATCTCCGTCGGCATCAAGTTTCAGGACAAGCTATTCACGGTCAACCTCGACCTCACGGGAGCATACTCCGGATGACGAACCTACCGCCGCCCCTCCTCTCCCCCGTAGAGGTAGACTTCTACTCGATACAGGAGGCACTCGCCGCCGACCTGGTGTCCCTCGACTCTTGGCGCAACTTCGCCAAGGCGGGAACGGGGCAGACGCTGATTCGGTGGCTCGCCACGATAGCCTCCGACGGCAAGGGCGCCAACGCCCGAACGCTGCAGGAGCTGTTCACCGACACGGCTCGCTCGCCCTCCGCCATCTTTCGCATCATGCGCATGCTCGGGGCGCATATCATACGTGCGCGCTCGGGCACGGCCAACGTGTCGCTGCAGCGCACCGATGCCTCGGCATCCAGCCTAGTCATACCCGCGTACACGCAGTGGAACGTGGGCGGCCAAGACTTCTTCAATCGCACGGTCATCGTTCTGCCGGGAACGGGCGCCGCCGTCGATACTGTGCTGTATCGCGGTAAGCTCACCTACGAATCTTATACCAGCCTGGGCGCGGGGTTCCAGAAGTTCTCGGTGGGGTCGGCCTCTCTGTGGAACGTGTGCGACGACGACATCTTCGTCACCGACTCCCTCGGCGCCGTGTGGCGACCGATACGCACGGGCCTGTGGCGAGAGCCGGGCACGGCCAAGACGTTCTACGAGAACACGCTGCCTGACGGCCGCGTAGAGATAAAGTTCGGCGACGGAACCTACGGCGGAATCCTTCCGGCTGGCGGGTTCACCGTTACGTACCCCGTCCTCGATACTGCCAGCAACACCCAAGCCTCTCCCGAGGCAGGCTCTCAGGCTCTGCCCACGGGTCTACCTGTCGTCGGTACCCTGACGAGTTCTGCGTCTGCCAATCTCGACCCTCCGCCGCCTGCCTTCTACAAGTTCATGGGCCCAGGCGCGGTAGCGAACTTCGAGCGCGCCGTCACGCGCGACGATCACCGCGCCATAGCGCTGCGCTATCCCGGCGTCGTGGACGCGACGTTCTTGGGGCAGGCGGAGGTTAACCCCTCCGACATTCGGCAAATGAACATCATCCACGCCGTTCTCCTGACCAGCACGCCGTGGACTTCGACCGACTGGTTCAGGTTCAAGACGTTCATGGAGCGCGACCGCACCATCGCGTCTACTACGATCGTGCGACGCGACGCGAAGCCCGTAGACATAACGATCCCCATCAAGATCGAGGCGTTCCCCACGGCCGACTTGCCTTCGCTGGAGGACATCGTCAAGAGTACCGTGCGCGACTTCTTCGCTCAGAAGGCCGGGTCTCTCGGCGCCAGCTACTACCCCTCCGACCTCATCGTAGCGATCAAAGAGCAGTCTACGTACCAGCAGGCACCTAACGAGTCGGGCGACCTCATCGACACGATATCTGTCCCGATGGACCCGGTGCTGCTGCCGCCGACGGCGTACTTCAACCTAGTCGACGTGACTGTGGCCGTGTCGTACAGCCTGCGAACTGCGTCAGCAGCGTCGCTCTCGCAGACGCTAGGAGTCTGAAGTGATAGACTATGTAGACCCCGACAACCCGTTTGCGTCTCCGTCGCCTACGCGAGACTTCTACCCTGACGTGCTGCTAGAGGGACTAGCGCCGCACGACGACTTCGTGATGAAGACGAAGCCGGGCGTTCCTCCGGGGTTCGACCTTACCGCTCTCATGTCCGAGTCGATGCGAGCGCGCCCCGTGTGGAACGACATGGCACGCGTAGCGAGCCGCGTACTCTACGACTACGTGGAGAAGACGCGCATAGCGATGCAGCTGGGGCGTGACCCCGAGTCGCTGTCTCGCGTCCTCAAGATCGTCGCGCTCAAGATGCTCGGCATCGACTGGCGTTCAGACAAGCTGACAGACGCAGACTACGACCGAGTTCTCGAAGCGGTAACTCTCTACCAGCAGAACCACGGACCCCAAGACTTCGTGGCGTTCATGGGCTACGCGCTGGGCGTCCCCCTGGAGATGATGAAGCTGTGGACGAAAGACTACGCGCACCTCACGCTGGGTCCCAGCTGGGGCGAGGGCGTCGTCTACGGAAAGCCCGGCGGGTCTGGTATGGACAAGGAGGGTCCGTGGTACCCGACGTCTCACGTTGCGATCCTGTACGAGGAGTTCGCTGCGAACGCCGACAAGGTAGACATACCCGCGCTTACCGACCTGTTCTACCGCATGGCACCTATCCACCTGGTGCTAGAGTTCATCGCGTCGCAGGTGACGCTGCGCCTGACGCTGTTCGTCTCGACCAAGTTCTTCGAGGGTAGCGAGGACACTATAATCGCTCGCTCCGACCCGCGTATTCCCCTGTACTTGACGGAGGCGCACTACGAGCGAAGCGTCGACACTATCCTCACAGAACCACCGCACCCCAATCGCGAGGTTCCCCTACCCGTCGTCGTGGCCGGGCAGGACGTAGGTACAGATCGCGTGGCTACGCGCAAGCCCGGCGTATTCTGGTCGACAGGCGAAGACCTCGCGACTAGCGGCGTGCTGCTGTCTACCTCAGGTGTCGAGGCGCCGTCGAAGACGGGCTCCGGCGCCGTGATGAAGGGAGTAGACTCTCCCGCGTTCACCGACTTTGCAGGCAACTCGGGGCTGCTCGTGAACGCCGCCCGCCGCAGCTCCATCGTTAACGGAGGGAACCCCGGGCTTGCCGGGTGGAGTCGCGGAGCGAACTTCGTGCCTGGGACCACCAGCCTGGTGGCGGGACTAGTCTGCGTAGACGTTACAGTTACCAACCAGGCTCCCGTAGAGACTGTAGGTCTAGAGTCGGGTAGCCACGCTCTGCGCTGGACTCTGCGCCGCGTTTCCGGGGCGGCGTGCTGCGCCGTCGTTCGCGGCTCCAGCACGTTCGTGTTCAACCTGGCGACGGGCGCGGTGGTGCAGGGCAACGCGTCGTGCGCCGTCGAGGACCTGGGCGGCGGGTGGTACTCTCTCCGCGCACTAACCGCAGGAGACCAGATCAAGTTCTACCCGGCGTGGGGAGCAGATGCCGCGGGCTCTGGCAGCGCGGCAGGATCGTACCTGTGGTACTCTGCGCAAGCCGAGAAGGACCAGCTGTACCCCACCGTCTCGTTCAAGTCTGGTGCCGTACGCCCCAGCCTGCTTCAGCCCAACGCGATCACGCTGGGCAACCCGCAGCAGTTTGCCTACGACTACGGCTTCCTTCTGATAGACGCCGTTCCCTGGTACCCTGAGTGGCAGGCGGCTAAGCAGTCGCTGCTAAGCGGGGTGGCCAACCTCGGAGACACGCTGTCCCTCAACGTTGACACCGACGGGCGCATACTCTACGCGGCGAAGGTGGGAGCTACGACGTACACGGCGAAGACTGCGGCCGCCGTATCCGCGGGCTCACCCGCTAAGGTGGCACTGTCGTGGAACAGGCATACAGACACGATACGGCTATACTTCGCGGGAGCGTATGCAGACGTCGCGTCTCGGCTCCCGTCCAATTTGTACCAGGCAGCGGCGATGCACCCCCTAGGGATGCCCGCAACGTCTACCTGGGTTGTGAGGAAGCTGTGCCTAACGGGGACTTCAGACCCCGCGGTAGTATCCCACGCACTCCTCTCGGCGCTAACTAGCTAGGAATCCGCATGACTGCCCAGGTAGCAACACTCACGAAGCTCGGCACTTCGCTGATCATGCAAGCGATAGTGAACGCGACGCCCTTCTCGATAACGTCTGTCCGTGTCATTTCCAGCGTGCTCTCGTGCACGGGAGACGAGACTGCGGCAGACTTCGCCTCGCCCGTCTATACGCGCTCGAACCCCAGCTGCGCTCCGATGAACAGTAACGTGCTTCGCTGCATGCTCGACATGGACGCGTCGGTAGGCACGTTCGACATTGGCACGGTCGGCCTGTTCTCGGGGTCGAACCTCATCGCTCTGGCGGCGTTTCCCGGCGCTGGCCAGAAGATCGCCAGCAACCTCCCAACTTCGCTCGGCAACCTGCGAACGCTGCTCGTAGACGTTCAGTTCGCGCTAGTCGCTACGGCCATCGCGTCTGCTGGCCTGTACCCGCAGCCGGCCATACAGAACTTCCCCAGCCCTGGAGCCACGCAGGCCGTCGATCTCACGATGGGCGACGTCAAGCTCACCGTCGGCGCTAACCTTACGATAAACGCCTCGGCGGTAGGCACGCGTCGCGTCTCGATGATCTTCGTGAAGAGTGGAACTTCGGTGGTGGTCACGTTCGGCACCAATATCAAGTCGCAGGGCACCCTGACGCTGTCGGGTGCCGCAGGTACGGCCTACGTCGTAGAGTTCGCCTGCGACGGAGTCAATGCATACGAAGTAGCGCGCTCGCCCGCGGGCATGTAAATCAGGAGAAGTAGAACATGAGCTATGAAACTTCGGGCGTAGTGCTCAAGGCGGGTATCTCCGCCGCAATTCAGGCCGGCTCGACTGGCCCGCTGATGGACGTGGCGGGGTTCCGTATCGGCAGCTCCTCCGCTGCGGAGGGAGCGGTTGCTCTAGAGACGGATACCGACGTCGACAACTTCGTCTACGCCGGCGACACGTCGATGCTCACGTACAACCAGATCGACGAGGACACGCTAGTCTGGATCATCGCGCTGCCGCGATCGGTCGGCGACTTTCAGGTCGGCAACATCTGCATCACGCTGGCGGGCGGCGCCAACCTCTGCAAGGCGGTCCTTCCTGGACAGTCTCCCAAGTATCGCGACAACCCGCCGCAGGTCGTTGGCAACTACAAGGTGTACAACATCGTCATGCACCTGGCGAACGCCGCCGGTGCCATCAACCTGTCCGTCCTCGAGGCGAACAACGCCTCGCTTCCCGAGGTGCCGACCGAACTCGACCTCCCTGCGCCTAACAGCACGCCGTACAACGCGTACCTAGTCCGTAACCACACGCACATTGGTCAGCCCTGTATCGCCGTTCGCGTCGTCAACGCGTGGACGTTCTCGGCCCACTACGACGCGCCCAACGCAGGTCGCGGTATCGTAGCCGTCTCTCCTACGATGTTCATGTCGGCAGACGCGTACGGCTCCAAGGCCGCGCTCGCACAGGGCGCCGTCGGTTGGAACAAGACGCCGAAGCAGTTCACGGCAGCCGACGGAGCTTCGCTCACTGAGGTACCCGTGGGCGTCCGCATATCGTCCTACCAGGTCGTCACGCTCGGCATGATATCCGGCGCGTCTGCCGGCGTCAGCGGAACTCTGACTCCGGGCACACCTTACTACGCAGGCACTGGAGCGAGCACGGGCAAGCTCGTAACGGCCGTCAACGGTCCGGTGCTGGCTGTGGCCGTGAGCGCCACAGACCTGTACGTCGATACCACTTCGCTGTGGCGCAACTCCATCGCCAGCACCATAATCACCACGAACTTCATCGAGGCCAACTCGCTGTTCATCGACGTGACGGGCGACGTACTCGACGTAGACCTCAAGCCGGGTTCCGTCGTGTACGCGCGGATGGTAGGTCTGAATCGCACGTGGTCTCGTTCCGACCCGCTCGACGACGCGAACCCCATCAAGCTCGCGGTGGGCGTGCTGAACAACGACAAGACGCGCGCCATCCTCGCGGGCCTCGTCAAGATCACGGCATCCAGCAACGACCTGCCCGGAGCGCTGACCGTGGGTCAGGTACTGGCGTGCGATGGTGGCGCCGATCGCGGAAAGCTGAAGACGCAGGACCACACCGACTCGTACATCATAGGTACGGCTGTGGCGGCGGACACGATCAACGTTCGCTTTAATCCGATCGCCAATGTCGCGCAGCACCTTCTCGGTGCGCGACACGATATCGTGACTACGCCCTACGGCGTTAAGCAGATGATCGACGCCGCCGTAGCCGGCATTCACATCCCCGGCGTGGTCTACCCCATGGCGTACGACTCTGTCAACAACCGCTACTATATCTATAATGCGGATCAGGTGAACCTCGGCGTAGGACGAGCCGCTACCGACCTCGAAGTGACGAATATGGCGGTTGCCCTAGGTAGCAACACGCCATACCCTTGGATTACTCCGCAGCAGATACCTATAATCCTAGGCCTGATCCCTCCTCCCGATCCCTGGGGAACAGGAATAGGAGCTATAGTAACGGCCGGTCTGCTGCTGTATTCATCTACCGGCGATAACGTAGTCGGTAAGACGGTACCAGCCTCGGGTCTGACTAGCGGTACCAGCGTATTCAGCGGCGTGGTATATAATATGGTGATCGGCCCCTGTTCTCCTCCAGGATCACTGCTAATCGTGGGTGGAGGCGGTCCCAGTGCTCAGTCTGCATGGAGCGACGTTCGCCGTTCGTCTTTTGCGGGGGTATGGACGGTAGTTAACCAAATCGCACACTATACTGACGGAGGTTCTGGTAACTTGACAGAGACCATAGTTCTCAAGCGTACCGCGTGATACAGAAGGAGAAAAGATATGCAGATAACTCTAGTAGACGATCCTAAAGCCGCATTCTCTCGGGAAGATATGCGATGCATAGACTGTGATGTTTTGATCGACGGCCAATCCCACAGGTACACCGCCCGAGCCGACGACGTGGAGCCTCAAGGTAGAGCATTGTATGCAACGTTGATGCTCACGCCCGACAAGATCACGCCCTACGCTCCGCCGAAGGTGGCGGAGCCTGCCGACACCGAAAAGTAGGAGACCCTGATGTCCTTTCTCGATGTACTCAGGTCGATATTCTCTAGCGCCCCGGCTCTGACCAAGCAGGCGGAAGCGAAGGCTGCAGAGACGCCTTCTCCGTCGGTGGTGGTCGTGCCCGCGCCCAAGCCCTCCGCTGTTCCGGCCCCCGTCGTCAAGACCCCCTCGCCGACGCAGTACGACCCGCTGACTCCCGCTCAGCGCAAGACGGCGCAGGCCATCATTCAGGTGTTCGAGACTGGTCGCTACAGCCCCGGGAGCTACGGCGCCGTCTCCAACGCCGCAGGAGACGCTGGCGGCCTGTCCTACGGTTCGCACCAAGTGTCGCTCACGTCGGGCAACCTGTACCTGCTCCTGCGCAACTACTACGACGCGGGAGGTTCCCAGGCGGCGAAGCTGAGGCCCTACCTTACGCGCATCGCCAACAAGGAGCGCGCGGTCGGCGCGTCTGCTCAGCTGCAGGCTATACTGCGCGATGCCGGCGCCGACCCGATCATGAAGCGCTGCCAAGACGAGTACTTCGACGCGAACTTCTGGCGGCCGTCGGCGCGAGACGCTCAGGCTCGAAAGTTCGTCACGCCGCTGGCCTACGCCCTGTCGTTCGACGGGCATATCCAGGGCGGGTGGGGCAAGATCGCGCCGCGTGTCTCGACCAAGCTGGCCGAGAAGGACTGGTGTCGAGAATACGTCAGGCAGCGCCGCGCCTGGCTGCTAGCTGGCCATGGTATAGTGCCGAAGACGGTGTACCGCATGGACACGTTCTCGGATCTGATCAAGAAGGGCAACTGGAACCTCGATCTCCCCCTCGCGGCCCACGGCGTTACGATCACGGCGAAGATGCTGGAGGCGTAGATGCAGTCTCTGGTATTCAACTCGGTACCTACCTGCGCGGACCACCCTGTACGCCTCGTCGTATGGCGCGGTCCGCAAGAAGACTACGCGGTCGGCCAGTCTGACGCCGACCGCCCCGCAGGTTACCGCCCCGTAGACTTGACGGGGTGCGCTCTCGCACTCTACGTCTACAAGGGCACGACTCTGGTGGCAACGCTGAGGAGCGACGGGACGTCTCCCCAGGTGGCGATCATGCCCGGCACGCAGGGGAAGATAGTCGTTACGTTCAAGGCGGTGAACTTCACCACCGCCGCGACGGGTACTTACGACCACGCGATGAAGTGCGTCTTCCCTGGCGGCAGATCAGATACTCTGTGGATAGGTCCCCTGAACTTGATAGCCGTGCCCACGGTCTGAGAGCTACATGAGCGATACTAGAACCCAGTCGGTAGAAGACTACCTAGCGTCTATAGGTGTCGATAACTCCAACTCGACAGTTGGAAAAGTTGTCGAACTGGTCGTATCCGACCCTCTGCCATCGACGTCTGCTGAAGAAGACGCGGTAGCATCCACATCTCTGCCCGAAAATTTCACCAAGCCCGAGGCGTCGCCTCAGAAGATCGACGACTACCTTAATATAGAATACGGTCTTAGTGATAGCGTCGGTTCTTCTAATACGTCTCTACAAGACGCAATAAACGCACTCGATTCTACGCAGCAACAGCAGCAGCAGCAGCTAAACACGCTCGAAACAGAGACGCAGGCGCAGATCCAGTCGATCAACAATGGCTTGAACGACGAGATCGCCGCGCGCGAGCAGGCGATCTTGCTTGAGCAGCAGGCGCGCGACGACCTTTCAACGTCGGTCACGCAATCGCTGGCGCAGGCGAGCGCCGACATTGCCGCTGCGCACGCCGCCGCAGATCAGGCCGCGCAAGACGCCGCCAATGCGCTGACGACCGCGCAAGCCGAAATCGCGCAGTCGAGCGCAGATGCGGCTGCCGCGCTCGCTACCGCGAAAACCGATCTACAGTCTGCGATCAACGCCACGGCGGGCGACTTGCAGACCGCGATCAACGCGGTGCAGGCGTCGTCGGACGGCGTCTTGGCGCAACTGAACACCGAGACGACGGCGCGGCAGAGCGCGGACGCTGCGGAGGTCACTGCCCGGCAGACGGCCATCGCTGGCGTTCAATCTGACATTGGCACGGTCGCGGCGGCGCTGACGACGGAAAGCCAGACGCGGGCGACTAACGACACGGCCGAGACGACCGCGAGGCAAGCTGCCATCGCAACCGTGCAGGGCAATGTCGATACGGTTTCGGCCGGCCTCGCTAATGAGATCACCTCCCGCGCCAATGCCGACACCGCAGAAACGAACGCGCGCCAGACGCAAGTTTCCCAAGTCCAGAACAACGTCGATACGGTCGCGGCTGGCCTTCTAAGCGAATCCTCGACGCGGGCGAGCGCCGATGCAGCGGAAACGTCGGCTCGCCAGTCGGACGTTTCGAGTCTGCAGGGTCAGATCAACACCACGACGGCGGCGATCACCGCAGAAGCGAATACGCGGGCAACGAACGACACCGCCGAGACGAACGCCAGAACGGCGGCCGTTTCGAGCCTGCAAGGCCAGATCAACTCGACCAACGCCGCGCTAACGACCGAGTCCTCGACGCGGGCGACCAACGACGCCGCTGAGACGTCGGCCCGACAGGCGGCGATTTCGTCGGTGCAGAATGACGTCGCCGCCGCCAATGCGGCGATCACCGCCGAGGCGAACACAAGGGCAAGCGCGGATAGCGCCGAAACCTCCGCGCGCCAGAGTGCGATTTCGAGCCTGCAAGGCGCGCTCAATACGACCAACGCGGCGCTGGCGGCGGAAGCCACGACGCGGGCGACGAACGATTCCGCCGAGACCTCGCAGCGGCAGGCGGCGGTCGCCAGTCTGCAAGGCGCGATCAGCGACGCGAACGCGGCGATTGTTTCCGAGGCGAATACCCGCGCGACGAATGACTCGGCCGAAACCACGGCCCGTCAGGCGGCGGTGTCGTCGTTGCAGGGGCAAATCAACACGACGACCGCCGCGCTCACCAGCGAGGCGAGCACGAGAGCAAGCGCTGACGCCGCCGAAACATCGGCCCGCACGAGCGCTGTTTCGAGCCTGCAAGGCCAGATCGACAGCGCCAATGCCGCAATCGCGGGCGAGCAATCGACCCGCGCATCGGCAATCTCGGCGGAAGCGACCGCGCGCCTGACGCTCTCGACGACGCTTTCGGCGCAGGCCAACCAAAAGCGCACATTCAGGACGGCGACGGAGCCGACATTCGCGGAACTGTTCCCGCCGAATGTGCAGGCTTGCGCGGTCGCCAATCTGAAGCCGAGCGACGGGACAACGGGCATCGGCACTTGGACTAACACGGCGCGCACGCTCGCCGATTTCGGCCTCTGGTATGGTGGAACGTGGAACCTGTTAGGCGAGGCGTCAGTCGCCGTCAGACTTCAAGGCGCATGGACTGGCGCCTATGAGTGCTTCGACCTTAACGATCTCGGCCAATGCCGCGATATTGTTCCCGGTCAACGCTACGAGTTCTCGGTCTATACCGGCGCGCATCGTTGCCGCGTTTACGCACTCATTTTGTGGTGCGATGCGAGCGACAACTATATCATGTCGTCCGATAGCACGGGCTTTAACGGGCTTTATGGCTTGGGAGGCGTCAACGACAGCGAAAAAAATGGCGGCAACTCGCTATCCGATTGGAAGCGCCTTGGCGTCATAGCGCAGGCCCCGGCTGGCGCAACTGTCGCCCGTCTGGTTGTCCGCGCCGATAATCAGGGCGCGTCCGCCGTCGGCCAGTCCGATCCGTATGTATTCGCCTGCCGTCCCTATTTCGGCTTGGCGCGCAACGACCAGACCACGTTCACCGACTGGCAACCATTCCAGCCGGCGACATGGATCAAGACGTCCGAAAACAACAAGCCTTATGCGTGGTCGGGCATTTGGGGCGCGCATTGGGTCGCCGCCGCCGATACGCGGATCGACTCGAACACGACTAACATCTCGCAGCTGTTCTCGTCCACCAACGGCATCGCCGCCATGTGGGGCGTCCAGATCGACACCAACGGCAAGGTGATAGGTCGTGTCCAGCTCAACGGTTCGGGCGGAACGTCGTCCTTCGACGTTCTGGCGACGTCGTTCACCGTCTCGATGCCGGGCTATAGCAGCCCGATTTTCGAGGTCGGGAACGTCGGCGGGACACCGAAGATCACGATGCGCGCCGATGTGATTCAGGATAATTCCGTCACCGACGGCAAGGTGGCGAACGTCAATCTAAATGCGCCGACGTTCGCCTCGGGCTCGACGTCGGCCAGCGTTACGGTTGCGCTTCGCGGCGGGCAGGCCGTGGCGATTATAGCCAAGGTCGCAGGGTTTAAGCTGACGCAGCAGGAAAGTATTTCGGCCGTCCTGAAACAAGGCTCGACAACCCTTGCGTCGGAATCGCCGACGGTTAGCTCGCTCGACATCATGGCGGCGGGCGGCACGTATCTGGTCGCCCCCGTCGTGCTTCTCGCGAGCTATACGCCGCCGAGCGATGGCAACTACACTTTTTCGATCAACGCAGTCAGTGGGTCGGGCGGATGGAGCGTCTATCATCCGGCCACCGCGATCTACGTCGATCGCCCCTACAAGTGAGGATCGAATGCGCTTCGCAAAGTATGATCCGGACACCGGCGAGATCGTCGGATCAGGAGACGCCGGACCCGAGCACCTCGAGGCTGCTTACGAGCGCGGCGAGAGCCTAATTCTGCTCAAGACCGAAGACCCCTACGTGTTCGACGGCCTCCGAGTCGATCTAAAAACACTACGAATCGTGAAGGACGAAACAAATGATTCTTGAAGTTCGACCCGGCTCCGTTCAGTGGGCGACTCCCAGCACAGAGTTCATGATCCATATCGACATTCGCAACGAGGGTGAAACCGACTGGAGACGCTCGACGATCTCGAAGAACGATCCTTCGCAGGAGTTCGCGGCGCTGTTCGAGCGCGCCATCGCGGAGCCGCCCGAGTTTGGCGCGATTGCCGCCTACGTCGCGCCGCCCGAACCTGCACCTCCCGGCACCACGCCGCTCGTCTTGCCGCCTGCGCCGACGATACCGCCCGAAGTCGTCTTGCCGCCTGCGCCCGTAGACTGGGACGCCGAAGCCACACGATTTATTTCGGCGATATTCACCGTTCGCGGTCAGAACGTGCGCTCGTCTATGAACGTGTGGGCGGTAGCCGTCGCGCTGACGCCGGAGGCAGACCGTGACTCGTTCGCCGATACCTGCGCTACGATGGTGCCTGCTCTAAACGACTGGGAGGGACTAGTCTTTGCAGAGCGCGACCGCCTCAAGGCACTTCCCAACTCCGTTCTAACCGACGCTAACTGGCCCGTGCTGCCCGCGGGAGCTCCTCAGTTCATCGAGTGGTGCGCCGAGCCATGAAGTACGGATACGTAGTGTACGAATCGGAGACTCGCGCAACCTCCCGAGCCGCTGCAGTGGCTACCTCCGGCGACGATGTATGCGTGCCCAGCGACGGCGCGAGCGGCGTAGCCACTTCGTACATAGTATCCGAGGCCAGCACGCGAGCTACGGCTTTCGACGGAACCCCGTTCTCCGGGATACTGGCGTGCGAGGTGCTAGGGGAGGAAGAACCGAGTAAATAATACGGGTACGGATAGGGAGAGACTTAAAATGAACGTATCTCAGCTAACTCGCCAGCAGATCGCCTACCGTGCAGTGCTGTGTATGCGTCTCGTTCCCGTAGTGTTGTTTGCAATCGTAGTGCTACTGGCAGTTCAGGGCACCAACTAGGAGAGAGTATCATGAGTATCTTCGTTCTCACTCATAATAAGGGCGTACTGAAGATGGTAGGTCCCTTCAAGGCCTACACTTCGGTAGCGTCTATTCAGCAAGCGCAGGTGTGGTGCTCCAAGTGGTTCGCCGAGAACATGAAAGACGGCGATATTCCGCAGTGGTGGATCGTCGAGCAAGACCTCGCCGACGGCGCTACCAAGGTTGAGATTCCTCTAGAGGCGCCTACCGCCTGACGAGCGACTGAACATCAAGCCTACAGAGAAGGGCGGGTACCGTGAGGTACCCGCCCTTCTTTAGTGCTCATCGAACTACTCGCGCTTACTTCTTGCGGCTCTTGCTCCGGCTTGCCCGCGCCGCCTCCTCTTTCACCTCGGCGATCTTGCTCTCGACCACCTTCTCGACGCGTGCGATGAGGTTCGCCTTGACCTCCTTCGCGTCTTCGCCGTCCTTCAGGATCAGGCGCTCGCCGTAGTAGACGCGGAAATTCTCGTAGTTGTCTAGCGCCACGAGTCCGCCGACCTCGTACACGACCTCCTTCAGCTTTGGCAAGGCGCGCCTCCTGCGGTGATGGCGTCGACTTGCATCGTGCCGTTCTTGCCGAGCTTCGTCGTGAACTCTATCGAGTCTCCCGCCTTGACCTGCACGCCCGACCGCTCGCAAGCGGAGGCGTGCACGAACACCTCGCGTGCTCCCTCGCACACGATCACGAAGCCGAATCCGCGCTTCGTGTCGAAGAACTTAACCGTACCCTTCTCAGACATCGCCCTTCTCCTTCTCGACTTCGAACTTTACTTCGTCGCGCGTAATGATCGCCTTCAGCTGCACGAACTCGATCTGAGGCGGAACGATCTTCACGAACGCGATCATCCTGTAGGGGTCTGCCACGGGCAGCTTCCAGCAGTACTTCTTCACGACGACTCCTCCGTCGAAGTCTGCTTCGGTGGGCTCGTAGTAGCTGCACAGTCCGAGGTACCTGTCGCCGTCGCGCGTGCGACGCACGTAGTAGTGCTCTTCCTCGTAGGCGAAGGCCGCAGGGCCCTTGGGCGCGACACGCGTCTCTAGCGGAGCCTCGAACCTCTCCACCTGCTCGATCACGACGTGGCGAAAGAACATGCACGGATACAGCGCCTCCCACGTGCACGCCTCGACTCTTACCTTCGTGTCGCCGATCACGCGATTACTCCTCTGCTCAGCATCTCGATAGCGCGATACGCCTGCCACCGCGCGTCGTGGAGCGCGTGGTGCTTAACCCGCACCACGCTCGGGTAGCGGTGCGCGACCGACAGCTCGGTCACGTCGGGGTAGAGGGCCTTGAGCGTGCGGAAGCATCGGTGCTGCCTGAACTCGAAGGGGCACTTCATGCGAGCGTGCCGATAGGCAGACTGCAGGATGACGCAGTCGAAGTCGGCGCCGTTGCCCCACACCTCTGAGACGCGGTACTCTCGCACGATTTCGGTGAGCTTCGCCAGGGCCTCCTCGATGTGGGTCTTGCCCTCGCGTATCTCCCTGCGGGCATCGTCGCTCTGCCCGAGCCACCACCGGAACGTATCGAACGACACGTGGCCGCCGAGGTTCTGGTGCGTCTCGCCGTCTACGCGCAGGTATAGCTCGCTGTAAATCTGACCCTGTCTTGAGGGGCTCGGCGCGTCGAACACGGCGACCCCTATCGCCGAAATCACCGCGTCGGGTTGGTCTGACGCCGTCTCTAAGTCTACCATCATGTGCATCGAACTACTCTCCTTCGTATATGAGAACGTACACTCTGCCGACGCGAACCGTCTCGTATTCGCACCAGGACGGTGGGCGGCGCCGCGTCCACCGCGGGTTGTCGTCGGTGGGCCACCGCGCGTTGAGGTACTGCCTGTACGCCTGCATCGTCGGGCGCACGTGCGAGAAGTCTAGGCCCAGGCCCGAGTTGCGCGCACAGTTCTCGAACGCGGGCCTGCGCAGGCGGTGCGGGACCGCCTTGGCCACGCACCGCCTGAAGTTTTCGTAGTTGTCGCCGAACGACGCGTGCCGCGTGCCGCGCCGGTATCGCCACTCGGCGTCGAGTGCCTCGAAGTACTTGATCATCCACAGCAGCGCGCCTTCTCTGCGGAGCCACACGGTTACGGGGTGACCCGCGTGCGTCTTCTTGTAGCGCACCTTGAAGCCGCGGCGCATCAGCTCTACGCTGATCATCTGCGCCGTCTCGATGTGCATCTTGTTCAGTCGCGCGTCGTCGAGCGCGCGGGCGCACCTGCGCGGGCTAGTCGATACGGCGAACAGGTTCACGCCTTGGTTTCCTCCGTCTCTTCTTGATTTTCTCTGCACAGGTCACGCGCTATCTCCTCTTCGATAGGGCGGCGTTCCAGTCGCTAACGGCATCTTCGACGGTGCCGAAGTTGACCGGGCCCCAGTGGTTGCACTCGACGCAGTAGGGGCGGACGCTGATGGCGCAGAACTCTACGTCGCCCGACCCGCAGTTGGGGCACAGACGAACGAGGTTCTTCGGGTCTGGCTCGTTGAGCACCTCCGCCACGGCGACCTGGATGGCCGCACGCTGCTGCGTTTTGTTGGTGTAGCTCGTCGAGCACGACTTCTGAACCGCCCGCGCTATCTCTAGTGCCAGCGCGTCTACGTTCACGGTCCGACTCGGTAGCGCTACGCTGTGTTCTGCTCTCATAGAAGTACGCCTCCGTCAGCTGCTAGAGTCTTTACTCGCTACATTCGCTTGCAGAAGAAGTCGGCCGTGAACAAGTCTTCTCCCACCAGCGGCCCTACGATGCCCGTTTCGTTCAGGGAGGGATCGTGCACGATGCGGTTTCCGCAGCACACTACCGCGTGGTTTGTACCGTTCGCGCTGGAGCCCACTAGGATGTAGTGGGTGCCGTTAGAGATCGCTCCCAGCTTGTCGAGCGCCTCCTGCACCGTCCCCGTCATCCCGATCGTGAGCACGAACAGGCCGTACGGCTCGAGGAAGTCGTTTACGCGACGCGCGACATCGTCGCCGGCTCTACCCTCGTCCCAGAAGTGCGGTACGTCTTCGGGACGAAGGTCTAGCATGCAGGCGACTGCGGTCCTCCCGCAGTCGCCCCATACGCCGATTTCTGGAATGTGGTACCGCAGCTGCTTGTACGGCGTCATGCCGCCGGGTACCCGTTGTACCACACGCCACTATCCCGACGGGGCGCGCGAGCGACGGTGTAGATCGTGTCGATCGGAAACGGCGCCGAGTGCGGTTGGTGCGTGTCGTCGAGCCAGGTACAGTGCGCGACTCCGTCGAAGACGCGACTTACGATCATGTGGGGACCGCCGCTGCGCAGCGCTACCGTCGCACCTACCTCGATAGGCGTGTCGCGCAGCTTGATCTTCCGGTAGTCGGTGGCCTGCTCGATTGCGTTGGCGAACCAGCTCATCAGCCAGTCCTCGTCGACTGCGCCGGCTCCGATGCGCTTCGCCGTACGCGCGAACGCCGCCGCCCACTTGGCGCCGCTGTCGAGGCAGCGGACGTATATGTCGGCCGCGCTCTCTTCGGGCATGCTCGCGTCGGGCACGAAGCCCAGTTCTTCGGCGACTTCGCGGGCGAGGAGGTCGGCCTGCTCTGGTGCCAGGCGCTTCGCCAGCACCTCCTCGATTTGTGAGTGGGGTCGCGTCTTCTTCGATGCAGCGTCGTTCATTGCTTCTCTCCTTGATTGAGCCAGGGCCTGCTTCCCGCTACGCACATCGTGAGGTGCGCGCTGTAGACGGTACCCGAAGGGCAGACGGCCGCCCGCGCCGCCTCCCTCGCGTCTGCGACTCGCAGTACAGTTACTGAGGCGTAGACGAAGAAAGATACTAGAGTGACCGTAATGATAACGAGTACCTTCATCGATTCTCTCCAGCTAAGGCGGCGACTTCGATCTGAAGCAGCTCGCTCTTGATGGTGTTGATGCTAACTTCCATCTGGGTGCGCGTGAGAGGGTCGAGCGAGTCTTCGGCCAGCAGCGAGTCTACGCGACCGACCAGCTCCGACACGGAGCGCGCCCACTCGTAGGTGAGGCGCTTGTTGCCGTCTCGCTTCACGAATTCTTTGACCGCCGATACGATCTGATCGACGGCTGCATCTACGGCTTTCTTGTAGCCGGAGTAGTAGCCCACGCCGACCTCCTCAGCTGGCGCGCAGCGCCGTGAACGACGACGCCGTCGTCCGACCCGCCAGGTAGACGAGGATGAACGCGGCCGCGACGGCGAGGTCGCTTCCGTGGCGATAGAAGAAGTAGGCCGCCAGCAGCGCCGCTAGGCTCACAAGCAAGTCTACCACGAACAGAATCACGTGAACGATCTTCATCGCAGTCTCTCCTCATTTTTCCCAGGGTCGCGTGCCCACCACGCAGGCGTCGCTTCGTCCTAGATAGACGGTGCCCTCGGGACACTGGCCCTTGTGCACGGCCATCTTGCCGACGCCCAGCGCCGCGAACGCTAGCAGCACGACTAGCGCCGCGGCCATTAATCCAGTTCCTATGTCCATGCTAGTTCTCCTTCGAAGCTAGGAGTCTTCTAGCTCCCTCATCGTAGACTTGGTGCGGCTCGACTTGGCAGACGAGCCCTCGCGCCTCTTCTCGGGGGGGGCGTCGAAGATGAGGCCGAGCTTGAGCGCGTTGTCGTAGTTCACGTTCATCTTCGTGTTCGTGCGCGTGCCCCGAGCCAGCTGCTCCTTGATCTCGGCGCGGCGCACCTCGAACATGATGCTCGCGTTGTGCTTTACTCGCCTCATGTAGGCGTCGAGGTCGAGGCCCCAGCCCAGTTCGCTGTTGCCCCACTCGATTCCTGCCGCGATTGCATCGACCTGCATGTCGTGGCGGGGAGCCTTCTTGAGGGCGGCGAGCGATCCGCCGATCTCGGAGTCCATCTCGAACCCTACCTTGAGGTCGACGCCGAACGTCTTCATCATCCAGCGGTGCACGAGGGTCGTGTAGCCGTGGAACGCAAGGTACTCTACGAGCGGGATGTTAACGATGTCGCACTCGCACTCGGTCGAGTTGTGACACACGATTCCGTTCGCTACGTATGCTGGTTCGCCTCCCAAGGCTATGGATAAGTCGTACACAGGCTTCTCACCCGTCTTCTGTATGCGTACTACGGGTGTATATGCGTAAGGTAGTTGCATCAGAGCAACGAGGCGCGACCAGGTACTCTCGCTGATGACTTTAAGCTCGCGTAGGAAGTGAGCTCCTTTAGGTGTAGTTAGTGCTCGTGCGTCTATATACTTATCTCGCATTCTATTAGCGTGTATGGCGCACTTTACGCGCACTCCTTCGTCGTTAAGGTAGTAACCTTTTCCGAGCCGTCTTGAACGAATCACGTCCTGAACGAACGACAGGGGCAGCTTTTGGCTAGACCCCCCGTGTTTTATTTCACGGTACTTAGACACGAAGTACGCTCTTGCGGCATCGAAGAAATCTCTGCTCGCCGCGGTATTTAGCGTTACGTGGTACGCTATACGCTTCTCCCCTCTTTCGTTACAGTAGCCTTTTCCCGCTCCGGATGATTTCCGCCAAGTACGCGCAGCCAAGAAGCCGTTGTGTATAAACAGCTGCTGCATCTGCAGCGACAGGCTCCTCGAAGTCGTGGCTATCGTTAATCCGTAGCGGCCTACAGTACCGTCGCCTTCTACGTATGCAGCCATAAATGCAAGCTGGCTTTCACAGTCTGCACGTAAGATAGACCAAGGTATCTGCTTGTAGTAGGAAGGCGTTTTGCCGCGTAACGTCTTGCCACCTACAACTCCTATCTGCGCTAGATAATTAAGCACAGACTTACTAGCCAGTACTAGCACGTACTGCTTATTTCCCGTACGTGCAGTCGCGCGTCTATTCAACAAGAGCTTAGGCTCCACGCCGAAGACGTGTACGAAGTAGTCGCGTGCTCGCTCTAGCAGAGCATAATTCGTATTGGGTATGCATAGTAGGCGCTCGCGCAACGTTCCTTCTGATATGAGCAACCCCAAGATAAACGCCAGTTCCGGCGACATGGTGTTGGGAATGCGAACGTCTTTTAGACTTGAAGCTATCCACCTCTCTGTACGGGGCCGCGCGTCGGTACACCCGTTGGGTACCCAGGATGGCGGTGCGTACTTGGTAATGCCTAGAGACAGTTTTGCGATATTAGTATTGCGCCGAAGGGGTATACACAAGAGATCGTTTTTTCGAACTTCGCCCATCTTTATCCAGGTATGATCACCCTCTCGCATAATTAAGATTTCGTGGTTATCTGTACCTTCTACGATAGTACCCGCTGCGGTAACCAATCGACGCACGGGTCTTACACCCCTATTTATCCACTTAGAAGTTCTTTCTATTCCGTAGCGACTGTGAACATCTATCGTAAGTTGCTTCGTTCTGCCAGACGACAGTTCGTCTATACGATAGAGGCCTCTTGCCGTACTTATCAAAGTATCGCCTACCACGCAGTCGTGCACCGCGTTGCACTGCAGGTACCCGAGATCGACGCCGCGGCTCTCGTACAGGTTCCAGATGAGGCGGCGCGTGAAGTAGCCGCCCTCGTACCCGACGTTCGACGACGGGCCCTGCACGATAGAGTTACCCGTAACGTGAACGATTCCTTTTCGTCTACACACGAAAGTTCTGTTATCTACAGTTGGGCAGTATACCATG